TGCACTTGGTGTACTAGGAACGGAAGAGGAAGCGATAGCCGAGTCTACCGAAGGAACGCTTGATGGGTCTACACCACCAAGAGGGGCTGGACCAGCCTCAAAGACGTTCTTGATACGGTTATTCTTCTTACCGTTGTAGTCATCAGTGTAGACCTGACCCTTGAAGCGCTTGCCTTTAAGTGACTCGGCAATCTGCTCATTGGACGGGCTAGAGAGGAAGAACTCCTTAGGAAGACCAATTGCAGCCATCTGTCGGAAGAAGATGCCAAGTGCTGTGGGGTTGTCAGGTGAAATCCAGAAAGAACTGAAAACCTTACGACCCTGATAGGCACCAGACTCAACCTCAGTAGTGATGTTGAAGCCGTCTTTACCGCTTTGAGCAACACGGTGCTCAGCGTCGGTAATCTTTAAGTCATACGTGCCGTCTGGAAGAGGCTCGAATGATGCTGTGCTGCTCGAAGTGTCAGCGTCGTTTACTAGGTCTGCCCAACTTTTGAGTGGCATTAGTCGTTATGTCCTTTCGATTTCACTTAGCCGGAGCCGCAGATTCATGCGGACCGAATACTGATTCTAGCATAGAGTTAATGTTAGGTGCAACAATAATCTCTGGTAGGCCAGGAACTCGGTTACCGGCCTCAAACTGAGGGTGTTTTGTGGTGAGAAGTTTACGTACCATAACTGGCTGTCCAGTTTTCTCATCAGGTGCCTGGTCAACGAACAGATAAGATGTTACGTCAAACCAGTAAGGAACTTGGGAAGCAACCTGGCCCTGTAGGAAGGGCTTCTTAACACCATCAACCTCACGGCTCATTGCTGTAATAACAACGGCCTCTAGCGGGTTAGATGAGTGGGTGGTGAGGTCACGTAGGTCTCGACAGAAGAATGCAATCTTCGTGAGAAGTTGTCCCCAGTGTTGGGTTTGCATCTGAGCACGACCGTTGACGGACTCCTGAGCCTTAGCCTGCAACTCGGAGATTGAGTCAAGAATGACCGACTTGAATGGGTGCTTACCACTCTTTAGCCACTCGTAAGCCTTGAGGGCTGTTTCGAAGTCGTGGACCTGCACAACGCATGTGTCCCATGTTCCATCATAAGCAGGAGGGGCTTCGCCGTCCTGTGGTCTCCAATACACCTTCTTGACCTTGAGGAATCGGCTGGCCGACTCAACATCAAGGAGAAGACGAGGTGCGGGAGCAGTGGTGGTAAAAGTAGTTTTACCAACCTTTGAATCTCCATGCACTAAGACACTAAGTGCGCGGTCGCTCATTCTTTATCTCCATTGTCTTCATATCGCTCATACGGATTATGTTGCTCCGTAAATTCCGTCAGCCAACTCTCAACTGACGATCCGTCATCGAACATTGGACATGCCTGGAAGAAAGGACATTTCCATGTACAGTCTTTCGTCGGTGAAGGATAAGCCACGTATTTGTGATCTTCTCCTGCGTCCAATGCGTCTCTTACAGCCATCATATCACGAACTACGCCGTTTACGCGAACCCAGTAGGATCGCAGCGTTTCGGTATTGAATCTTACCGTAATTCGCTCATAAAATGGTGGCTTTGCTGTTGCAGTTCTTTTGGTCTTACGCAGTAGATTATACACGCCACCCTCAACGGGTGTCAAGTCTCCGTCATCGCGCATCTTCTCAATCATGCAGTAGAGCATAAGTTGCTCACTCATGTGAGAAGTCTTGTAATAATCGTTGAACGTTGCAGCAGTTTTGTGGTCAAGAATAAGACGTGCACCATCCATTTTATCTCGGACGATCATATCAGTCTTACCCTGTAGTTCCACCCTACCGTCATGAATGATGGTAGAAATTTTGTTCTCCACTGAGACTACTTCATATTGAGCATCTGCTCCGGTCTCGTCCAACCATTCGAGGTATCCCTCCAACATAAGACGGCCTAGTTCAGCCTCAGACTCGAACTTTTTATGCATTGCCTCGTCGTTGTAGTCCTCAGACATGGCAAAAAGATTTTCGTCTACTTCAAGTAATGCCTTGTAGACTTCAACAGGGTTGCTACCATCTTTGTAGAATGCCTCTAGTGAGTTGTGCACACGAGACCCAAGCGGGAGCGGACCCATCGTGGTCTTCTGTTTACGAGAAAGACCACGATAGTACGTGAGCCACCACCTGCGGCGACAATCCTTGAACGTTTGGATTTCAGAATTTGAGACAGGAATCGCAAAGTCTGGGTGCCTGCCTAGATATGGCTCTTGTGAAATCAATGAGATTCGCTTCCTAACGTCTTTTCGAATGCAGCATAGGTGAGCGGAGAAGTTTCTTTCCAAATCTGCTCCATTGCCAATCCTACCTGCTCAATTTCGTACTGAGGATGTGATCCTACCACAGAAGTACGCAATTTGACAATGTTCATCAGGCTGCGAGCATTCACAGTAAAGTACATGCTGCTATATAGGTTAACAGGAAGCACCATACGAGCAACTTCCTTGGAAATTCCATTCTCTAGCATCCATTCGTATGATTTCCAAGATTTCTCGGAAGCCTGACGAATCTCTGATGCAGCATTTTTCCAGGCATCAGCGTCGTACGCGAAAACGTAGTCTCCGGTCTTCCCTACCTGCTTGACAGCACGGGTATCCGCAGGAACGTAAAATACGCCTTTAAGTTCTCGATAGCGGCCAGATTCTTCGGAAATGCTACTAATTCTGTGCTTAAGGAGTTGACGAGTCACGAAAATTGGAGCCTCTACGTAGAAAGTAAAGACTGTATGCTCAAACGGAACGTGGTGTCCGTCTCGCATGAGATAGTTGATTAGGCCCTCTCCGCCTTTTTGTTCTTCCATCGAACCGGCTCCCTTGGTGGACACGCGGGCTGCCTGAACAGCCCGCATATCGCCTCCGAGGAAGTCTACCAGTTCGACTTTAACGTCTGACCTAAAGGTCGCGTCTGTCGTCATTTATCCTCTTCTGGTACTTGATTAGTTTCAAGAACACGCTTGAGCATATCCTTGTCCCTCAAAATGGACTGTAGTTGATCACTCTTACGGTCAAGAGCAGAGAACACAGCCTCTTCAACGGTATCCTTCGTCACGTAATCACGGTAGATGATTTTTTCATGAATCTCCGAGCCAATTCGGTGTACACGACCCTCAGATTGCTCAGACTCAACAGAAGACCAAGGACGACCAAGGTAAACAGCAATGCTGCCCTTGGTGAGCGTGACACCCGTTCCACCGGCTCCTGTGGTGCACAAGATGAACTTGGTTTTACCATTCTGGAAGTTATCCATGTGGAATTGACGCTCGAAGGAGTCTTCGTCACCAGTGATTCTACCATAGGAAATCTTGGCCTTGTCAAGTCGCTTTGCAAGGAGATTGATTACCTGTTTGGACGGTGAGAACACTACCACAGACTCGTCTCCGAATGAGTCAATGTCATCCATGAATGCATCCAACTTAGCCGATGGATCGGTCAATGTTACCACTTGATGCGGTTCATCTTGACCCGTGGTTGGGTTGTACTTCATCTCATTCTTAACTTCACCGTAACACGTGGCAAACTGCAATAGTCTCGTCATCTGTGTCATTGGGTTAGTGTTAATGAGAAGTCCACCATCAATGTCTGCAATCATCTGAGCCTTCATGGTCTCGTAAGCCTTCTTTTGCTTAGGAGACATTTCCACGTCACGTCGTTCATACGTAACAGGAGGAAGATTCTTAAGGATTGCTTCTTTAGGCATACGACGAAGAATAGGGTCAAGTCCAGCAAAGAACTCTTTCTCCATACCTTGACGTACACCAATAACAACAGATGCACCCCAGACGTTATACGCGGTCTCCAAATAGCGGTCAATGTACTTGACCTTGGACGGGTATGCTTCTGGGTAGAGCCAGTTGAGAATGCTCCATAGATCATCCGGAGCATTAGCGATAGGCGTGCCTGTGAGGGCAAACCTGTACTCAGCATCTCCGGTTGCAGCCTTGAGTGCACGGGTAGCCAGCGCACTTCCAGACTTCATACGGTGCGCCTCATCGGCAATGATTGATTTGAAATCGATACGGTTAAGTTCTCGTTCGTGGGCTTGGCATTGTGCCTCGGTTACCGAAGATTGCAAGCCTCCACACTCTTTACATTTCTTGATGGCATTAGAACCATAAGGAGCAATTCGAGAGTGAGATTTCACCGCTTCCCAGTTAATAATAGCAACATCAAAGTCACTATTAAGTTGCTTGCGTCGCTGGACCGATGTTCCCTGGACAACCACCACTTTAAGGTCTGGATTTATGTCCTGTATGGCTCTCTGCCAGCCGAACTTGGTGGAGTTGGGGCAGACGACCAGAGCAGGGAAAACATCCTCTCCTGCCTTGTTGAGAGCGTCTAGAGCACCAAAGGAGGTGTAGGTTTTACCAGACCCTAGACCATCACAAAGTAGTCCGCGATGAATTGCGGAGAGGAACTTAATACCTGCTCTTTGGTGGGGATAGAATTTATCTGATCCTTCTGCATCTAGAGCATTACGTAGTTCATACCCAGGAACAATACGATCTGTACGCCACTGAGCCGCCCATTTAGAAAGTTCTGGGCCAATAGTTAAATCGTCTTTGAACGTGGTTCGAAGTGCGATACACATAGGCCAAGACAGAGGCACTGTCCATGCCCCTGCCTTGTACTTACTACCTGGGAGCGCAGTGATCAAGTCTTTGAACCGAAACGGAGCGTCGATAGCAATACGACTCTCATCTTGTAGTTCAACGTTTACTGACACTTGCTTCCTTTCGTCTTTGTCTCAGTGTAACATGCCTGATCAGGCAAGTCAACCGAGCAAACCCTCAGGTCTCCATCCTTTATGCTTTACGAGGTACAGAACGCCGTGTCTGAGGGCGTCACGGGCGTGACCCTCTCCGCCTACGTGCCAGATGCCTACGGCCTTCATACGATCATTTGGGACGAATTTCTTGGCTTCTGCGGGTGTCTGCTCCGTAAAAGGTACATCAAATTTTTGTGCGAAATATCGCACGCAACCAATGATTTCCGGAGACCAGTTTCCGCCATTGGTATTCTTGCCTGTTTGAGTTGTAATGGTAAATTTCTCCATCACAATTTCGTATGAAGATGCATCTTCCTCTAGCAACTTCTCCACTGTTTCACAAGTCTCGTACTGTTCCAGTTCCGAAGACTGGACAACTGAAATGTTGTCCATATCTTCGAAATCAATAACTGCAAAACCTGTTGCTTTTCCAGGATCAATAGCAATGAGTTTAGTGGTTCTTTTCATACTTCTCTCCCCAGGATCGAGCAAAGGGGCCTTCCACATCAGCAGAGAGCGGCACAGCCCAGCCCTCAGAGGTTGTCATGTTCTCTCGCAAGATTTGCTTGACTTCCTCTACGTCACCAGGATCGATAGAAACAATAATCTCATCGTGAACTGGAACAACGAAGTTATCCGAAAGTCCTGCTGCGTCAAGTTTGACAAGATTGCTCTTGAAAATCTCAGCAGCACTGGATTGAATTGTGTAGTTAACTCCTGAATAGAGTCGATCCTCTTCTACAGGAACCCTACGACCAGTGACTACGGTTTCGATGTACGGGTACTTCTCCACAGCCATACGGTTGCTAAGAATTTGCTCAACCTCTTTAGCATACCTGTTCATACCAGGGTATGCAGCATTGAGGTCATCAGAAACCTTCTTCATATCCTCGAATGGAACTCCTGCGGTTTGCGCCATCTTAGCAATACCAGAGCCATAGAGTTTACCGTAGATCGTAGACTTAATGAGTTTACGTCGTGGATCAGATTTCTGGAAGTTAGGTTCCTGGTAAACCTGAGCACCAATCTCCGTGAATGCATCAGACCCGGTATCGTCAGCCTTTTTGAAGGTCTCAATGAGGGCTTCGTCATCAGATAGGTGTGCGAATACGCGGAATTCTACTTGGTCCAAGTCAGAGGACATGATGACTTGACCTTCGCGTGGCACAACGGCGTTACGAACAATCGAGTCATTGGAGTGTAGAGTCTGTAGCGCTGGGTCCGTAATAGACATACGACCTGTAACGGCACGCATTGTCTTAATTGACGGATGGAGCAAACCATTGGTGTGATCACGAAGGAAGTTCTCGAAGTACGATCCACGAATCTTATCCGCTTTACGAACATTGAGGACGAACTTGGTGAACTCTACAACGGACGGATCATCAGAAAGAAGCATATTGTCCAAGGATTCCTTGTCCATGCTTGGTGCTCCGCCAGGGGTGCGCTTCTCAATGTGAGCATTGAGAGTGTTCTGGTAGAACGCGGCTAGACTTTGCGTGGAGCCAATGTTGACACCATACTCATCCTTTGCCCATTTCTTTGACTTCTCTACGTACTCGTTGAGTTTGTCTCGCTGTTGCTCACAGTAGTCCACGTCAATGTTAATGCCACGGTCTTCCATACCTGAACAGATACGAAGAGTTGACATTTCTAGGTCGTAACTCTTTGGGAATTTCTTGTCTGCACGAAGAAAGTCCCAGATGTGAACAGCCAGTACCGGGTCAAGGGCAGAGTACATCGCATACGGTCCAAAATCCGTAGGGATGTTGTGCCAACCCCAACCCTCTTTCTTCATAGCCTCATCAAGAATCTTCTGACCTACAGACGCACGAGGATCAATGTGCTTATCCGTGATGAACTTGAGGGATGCAGGCTGCCCTGGGTAGAGCATGTTGTACATGATAAGAGTGTCATGTGCCTTGTGCCAGGGGATTTGCCACCCTGCGTGGATACGAAGCCATTTCTCATCGAATGCTAGGTTGTGGAGTGTCCACTCACCGTCCCAAGCGTTGAGAACTTCTAGGGCAACCCCGCCCCACTCTTTCCAAGGAATTGCCCAACCAGCAGTACGGTCACCAATTTGAACCATTCGTAGTTCAGCATCGGGAGCGTACGGATTGAGGCCAGAGGTCTCAGTGTCGAGACCTATAACATCACGACGACTCTCTGAGAGCCAGCGTTTCATCGCCCAGGCAGTCTCAATGTCGTTTACAAGGTGAAACTCAGTACTAGGGTTGATCCCCTTCATTATCCTCCGTCGCTTTCCATCTAACAATCTCCAAGCCACAATCCACAAGGAATTGTTCAGTCTCGGAGTTGTTCCGGTACCAGTGTACCTCATCATCTACGATGTGCACAACCCTTGTTACGCCAGAGTTTGCAACCACCTTGGCACAACCCTTACATATGGAAGATGTAACGTACACGGTTGCTCCGCGTAGTTCCTGGTGATCTGCTCTGATAATGGCATTTGTCTCCGAGTGCACCGCATGGCAGTCATCGTAGGTCGGAGACCCACCACCGCCAGCCTGTGCGCGAGGACACCAATCAGAGCATGGTCCCTCCGCTGGAAATCCAGCCGGAGGGCCATTATACGCCGAAGAGATGACTCGCTGGTCCGCAGAGACGATCACGCATCCTACAGTAGCGCGAACACATTTGGAACGCTCTGACATTGCCAGTGCAACTTTCATCCATGTTTGATCCCAAGTGGCTTGGGTCATGGCGTCCAGTCCAGTGCGTTCTCCGGGTGCGTAGCAAGATTTCTCAGAAGGATACCGTAACGGTTCTTTGAATCTTTCTTGTAGATATCTTTAACTAGTGGAGCAACACCTGCTGCTTCGTCTTTGGGCGATCTGTAGCCAGCGGCGTCAAGAGCCTGAGCAGCATTTGCGCCAATAGCAACAAAATTGGTGGAATCATACCAATAGATAAGATTCTCCAATTGCTTTTGATTTGTCCCTCGGGTAAAGCCCACACCTTCCCACCATTCGGTAGGAAATGACCCAATGACGTGCCTATTCTGTGCAGACAGTGCAGGATAGGTTAGTCCAATTCCAACCAAAATGGTATGCGGATCGGAGTAACTACGTGCTGTAAGTCCCACGCTTTCTTTTTTGAAAAGCCTGGCGCGAGCCTCAGCATATACTGCCTCAGAAAGTACGTGCTCTACATCTGTGTCTAGGTCTCCTGAGTAGGTGATGGAAGAGTCATGTCCCGCATTACCTCCCCAGACCAGTCCACCTTTTTTCTGCACAGCATACTCAGTGTTTCGGTACTCGGGAGAATCTAGAGCAAATTCTCTGTAATGTGATCCAATGAGAATGAGTACATTATTTTTTGTACTAGGTGTGTATGATGAGATTTCATCGCTGAATGCATAGATATCTCCACGTACATCAACTTCATTGATTTTGATTTTAGGGTTGTCTGCCAGATGTGCAGTGATGCCATTGACAAAGGGTTCGTACGACACACCGGCAGGCGGTTCTACGATAATCAACATTCGTCTTTTTGTCCTTAATTAAGTTCAGTCAATCCACTCTTCGTAATATGCTGAATGAATTTCGTTATCTTTCTTTGATGCTTCTTCGAGAAGTTTCTTTGCAACGATGGTAAGGTACTCGGTACCGAACTCGTCATACTTCTTCAAGGATGATACCACACCTTCGGCTGTGTCCAAAATCTGGGCGTGGTAGCGCGAAGTTTCAGGGTATAGTTCGTAATCGTGATCTTTGTCAGGTCGGCAATCGTCGCATGGAACAAGATTGACTCCAATAGCGTTGGACGGTACTGGCGCAATATTGTTGCGTGACACGACAGAGCACGCTTTCTGGTGGTAGATCATACTCACGCCGACGCGAGAGATAACGAATCGTCCTGATTCGGTTCGATACAGACGGAATTCTACCCATCTGAACTTTTTCTTAATGCGGCTGGAACTTGCTGCTAGCAGTTCTCCCTCAAATTTGAGGTTTCTTAAGCCGTCTTGTACTGTAATCATAGTGCCTCGTCATAAGTCTTAAATCCTCAATTGTGTTACAATTGAATTGTCTTTTACTACAGGTCCATGAGACCTATTAGCACTCTAAGGATACCATATGATTTCCAGGGCGTCGGGCGCTTTATTATTTACATATCTGTTGCTGTCCGCTGCCGGTTTCTTTTTCTTGTTGATCCCTCCGCCAACAGTAGAACTAATCGCCAGTGGTGTCACTGCCGTTCTATTTGGCCTTTTTTATATCGTCGGCGGAATTGTTGCCGCCGTCAGTTTAGTAGCAAGGCGCTTTGTAAAAAGTTCTGGGCCACTATGGTATTTTGAAGTAGGAGGAATCTCACTACTTATTGTCGCAAACATTTCGTATTCATATACATTAAGTAATTCTGCAATCCAACTAGGACACTATTATTCCCTAGCAGCAGCATTGGTGGTTTTGGCATTCTCAGGAGGACTGGCTGCCCGAGCAATAGAAACTTTACGTCTTGTTCGCGCTCTCAAATTGTTCTCCCGAGGTGATGCGGAAAATGAATAACTTCTTGGGACTTCTCCTTTCAGCAGGTGGTGCCACATTCTTAACAGCCATTATTATTGGCCTTAGAAATTTAAGTTCCACCAAGTTGGCAAGTGAAGCCGCATTGCTTCAAAGGCTCAATGAGGATGCTGAAAACGCACGAGAAGATGCGGACAACCAAAGAGCACGAGCAGAGAAAGCGGAAAGATACAATGAGGTCATCAGAAAAGAAAGGGATGCCGCCTTAGATATCGCCGCTAAATATCGAAGAATTCTGATAAGTCAGGGAGTTCAGTACGACGAAACAGAAATAGAAGATTGAGAAAAGCCCCTCTTGAAAGAGAGGGGCTTTTTCTTATTCTGATACCTTTTCGTCAGACTTTTTCAGTTCTGTCAGTGATGCTTTGAGTTCTTCAATCTCAGCATCCTTTTCCTCGATAGTTTTATTCGCAGCACTTACCTGCGCTTCAAGGATAATGTTATTGTGCTCTGCATTTGAGAGGCGGTCTTTATATCCACTAAGGATATCTTGAATCTGAATGTCCATTATGTCTTTTCCTTTTCTTTATACTATTTGTATCGATGTTGTAATATTAACGCTACATACACCACAATATATGTCTGGGTTTTCTTTGGGCACTGTAAGTTGAATTTTTGCATTTTTATTCTCACAACCATCAGTGCTACATGTGACAACTACTATTTGATTTTCTGTTTCTTGTATTTCGTCCATACCTATCACCCTACTGTATTACTTGAAGTCATTTGAATTGCTAGCCATGTCATTTTAGTACTTGGTACTGTAGATGTGGTCCAGTTATAGGCTCGTCCTGTAAATCCCGAAGTAGTGATAGATTCGGCATCAGTTGTTAGTCTTGGGCTGTCTACTGCCACGAATACAAACGGTGCCTGTGTAAATCTTCCAGATGCAAATGAGATAGATGGCTGCCATCCCGCATTTTGCGCAATACCAGTAGAAGTACTGACTGTTCCCATCTGCATTGCAAATGGAGTAACGGGTCTTGTAACACTATTTGTATTTGCCGTAATATTTCCAGTACCGGTATTACCCTCATTAAAGTAGAAAGTTGATTGTGAAGTGCCATCGATTTGTAATTGTACCCCTAATTGTCCTGGACCGCTAGTTGCCGTGGCGTAAAATAATGCCTTGTATAACTGACTATTTCTGTATCGTACCAGAGATAGGTTGGGCTGTAAATTACCAGCAGGATTTCCTACCATAAGTTCAGGAGAGCCAGAACTTTGAGACTGACCTACGTGTACTATACCACCACCACGGTTCAAATCCAAATCAGACAAAGTTCCGCCAGAAACTGCTGAAATACCAGAAGTGTCAAATCTTAGATTAGGGCTATTGGTGAGTCCAATTTGTAATGCATGTCCAGTAGAAGTTGCTGAGAGGTTTGCTGATGCTGTTAGTCTAAATAAACTATCCGAATTAAGTGTACCAGTTCCGTTATTTGCTGTAATTTCAACATTTTTTGCAGCAAGAGAAATACTTTCATTAGCAATAGTGACCCAACCATAGTTAGGGTTGCTGTTGTCAACATCGCCAACCTCAGGTGGTGCTTGTAATTGAATAAAACTAGAGTCAGTTGCGTCTCTCGCACTATGAATAGTCAAAACATCATATTGCACAAAATCAGCAGAATTAGGCCCAAGTGGCTTTATTCCCCACTTAGAGATTGAAAAATCAGTAAGTGCTCCGATATTCCACTCAGTACTACCAACTAGTGAATTTAAATCAACAGAAGAGGCACTTGTTGCACCAGAATACGAGGCAGTCATATTAATGGTAGAGTGAAGAGCATTGTCTACATAGTTCCACGGAGTAGGCGGGTTAGGTCCACCATCACTTATGCCATCAAGTTCGAGTGCTAATTCAATCTTACTTGTATTTTGGTACAGCCCATTTTTAAGATTCTCTGTTGATCCAACATGGAAAGTATTATGTTGTATAGCCAGTGGATATGGGATTTTATTAGAGTTGCCATTTGGACTACCTGAGTAGACAAAAAAGTGTCCGGTATCAAACAATGAGTAACTGATAGGTAAAGTACCATCAGAGAGGGCATCTTCTGGTGACGGAACATATAAATCCATCTGTAGAGAAGTTGGGTTAATAGAACTTCCATTTGGATATCCAGTAGCCAAATATATAGCGTTATCCCACCCGTTAATGTCAGTATTAGTTTGAGTAAATGATGTAAGATTTGATGGGTACCAGTTAAACTCATCAGGTGCGTACCAAAAAAGTGATCCACCTAAGTTGGTATCTCCACTTTGGCTAGGTGGGCGCACATAGTAGTAGTCCCCAAGGTACATTCTGTTTCCGGTGGTTCCTGTTTTCAGAACTGCACCAATAATTTCAGAACCGACAATTTTACCTGAAAATGTACCACTAGCCGCAGACAGAGCACCAGTATCAGATGAGATAGTGGTAACTTCCTGACCTAATTCATTGTACCCGTGAAGTCCGAGTGCGTCAAGTACAACACGTTGACCAGAGTAGTCAGTTTGAACTACCGCACCCGTGATAATCATACCGTCAATGGCACCAGCATTAATAGACCCAGCCGTTACAGCATTAGCAGCGATCTTACCTGCGGTGATAGCACCTGTGGCGATTGCAGAGGCCGTCACGGAGTTGGCAGCAAGCGCGGAGGCAGCAATTGTGCCTGCCCCGATTCGCTCAGCGCTAATAGTTCCGGCATTGATCTTTCCGGCGTCGAGATTAGCAATAACATCATTGTCAAGAGTTTTTGCTATCCAACTTGACCCATCCCATGTCCACTGTGCAACAATGATGTTTCCGGATTGTTTGAACCATGTATCTCCTACTACACCTGTTCCTGACGGATTTGCAGTTGAATATGTGATGGTGTTTTTACCATTAGCAGAAACCTGTACAGCAGACACCGCACTATTGACGGAGGCAAATTGTTCCTGCAATGAGGTGTTAATGAGGTCTTCGTCAACAATTCCAACAATGGTAAGCGGGGAAGGGTTAACAGGTGCCCATGCTCCGCGATTTCCCATGTACGTAGTGTAGCGCAGAGCAAGATACGCAGTGTCATTTGGGTCTCCTGCATTTGCTACTGGAACACTTTGCGGAATTCTAGGGGAACCAAATGTTGTGATCGTATTATACGTACCACCAGAAGTTGTCTTGTATCCCACCTCAACAAAAGCAATTTGACCGGGAGGAACAGCAGATACGCTTGTCAGTGCATCGTAACTGATGAGTGCTACAGTCATTTGTGACTGAGCAGGCATTGTGTCTGGGGTAGGGATGGTCTCTACGATAGACGAAGATGGAAAATTACCAGAAGCAGCGCCGGAAAATTGCCCTGGAACTTGATTAACGGCACGGACCTTGAAAGAGTACGTGGTATCAGGTTTGAGGGCGTAGAGCGTCACAGAGGTGGTCTGCGAGGCCGCTCCGAATACGTAGTCCCCACCGTTCTCTGAATACCAAACTTCGTACCCAGAAATTGTAGTTGGACCGCCGTGCTCATCTACAGTAACAGCATTCCAAGAAAGATCAAATCGAATAAGGGCAAGCCAGTTTGGGCTGTAGTACCACGAAGATGTTTCTACTAGCCCAGTAGGCGCGGCAGGTGGAATAATTTCTCCTGCTTCAACACTTTGCGGAACACCAGAGGCTTGTCCAGATTCAGGAGATAGTTTTCCTGATTGTGTTCTCGTTACTAATTTTACATAGTAGGTATTGGAATCAGGAAAAGAAACGAAGTGCTTTCCGCCTTGAGGTGATTCGAATGTGTTGACAAGGTTTTCTTGTGTTATTTCAAATCCTGATGCAGCAGATGCATGCACTTCTACACGGGAAAAATCCATCGGAGCGTATGCTGCGTCTGTAAATAGTCCATCCCAACTGATATCCAATCCACCAACTACTCCCGCAACTGTGGGGGTAGTTGGGGTTGGTGGTGTCGGCCCGCCAAGGGATGCAGAAGTGTAGGTACCATCAAATTGGGTACCAACTTGCTGCACAAGGGTACCATCTTTGTCATAGACCTTAATGGCTCCATCGCTAACGACGGAGGAAAATCCCAATTGGGCAGTACTTTCAAGACCACGTAGTCTTCGCTCAATTTCTCGGAACTTATTTTGTAAAGTTCTCTGGCTGTTGTATTCTGTCATACGTCTGGAATGTCATCTTCTGGGTTGTCTTCAATAGGCTCTTCACCACTGCTCAATGTAAGAGTAATGGTTTCAAGACCGCTTGTGTCTACGGCGACCGTCATTTCTGTGATTCTCTGTGTGATGTTAAGAAGTCCTAAGAGTGGGTCTTCGATGTTGAAGGTTGCCCAGTCTCCGACGCTGTAACTACCAAACGGAGGATCAATGTCTGGTCTAATGGTAACAGAATAAATCGTGATTGGCGAGTTCTTTAGTTTCAAGATCGAAGAAGCGTGTGAATTCAACGTACTTGGGAACGTCACGGAAGTATACGACCTAGAAATTTCTAGTTTAGGCCAACCAGCGCTGAGTTGACTGTAGTCGTCAGCCTCTCCCACGAGTTGATCATATCCTGTACCAGCACCAAGAGTATACACGATGTTAGCGCCTTCCTTCGCATCCCATGAAACATCAAATGTTTGAATATTTCCTGGGTAGTCGAAAACAAGGTGAGACTGAGAAGGTGTAAGACCTTTTTGTGGGTAGTAGAACTCTAGTCTTCTCTTTAACTCTTGTGTTTGATTATCTTTGTAGACACGCACTTCCCAGTCAAATCCATTGAGAAGATTTGCTAGTTGCGTGAATTCTTCTAGAATTGTCTTATACTCGTACCTGTACATGTTACGCTGACGAGTAACACCAGACATGGCCGTAGAAACATCCATAAGAATGTCTTGGTCAATGTTATTGTTCTTGATCAACCAACGTGCCATGTCAAACTGATCAACCCCATCAACGTGGTACTCGCTCCGCTGGAAGCGCTTGTTGAAGTATGAGTCAAATGTCTCAGCATTAATGGTCATCTGGCGATTTTGCACAGAGTACTGACGACCCCATACCATGCCTCCCCACACAGGAATACCGTCACGAATGACGTATACTCCTGTGCGGCCAGGTACGGTTGCGTTGAGCGGGTCTTGTTTTAATACTTCATCATTGATGTTGAATGATCCAGACATTTCTCCTGTGTCGGATAGTTTGTATCCGTAGGTAGGAGCAGATACTGGAAGTTCAGCAATTACTTTGTTTGTCCTAATATCTGTAAAAAGGAAGGTATAGAGATGTTGTGATGTGGTTGCCATGTCACGATACCGCCCACAACTTACTAGATGTTCCTGCTACGTAAGAGAAGTTAAAGGTATCTCCTGCCGAAACACTTCCCAATAGGTTAGCCAAATATACTGAACCATCTGCGTTGGCGTACGCCCCAAAAGTAGGGCCAGTTGTTAGAGGCACAACAGGGGTAGTTACCGCTGGTTTGTATGGGTCTTTGATGGAGCAAAGAGGAAGGTTGGTAATATTTCCGTTGGTAGGTTTGACAATATTAACCAAACTTTTAACGGAAATGTTTACTTGTACCATACCACCGCGAATGAGAGCAGAACCACTCAACGGTGTAAAGGCAGGATTTCCATGCACTTCTGCCACGAGTGTAGCAAAAGTAGTGGAGTATGTAATGTAGCCAGGTAGTTTAGTGTTTACTGGAATACCCTTGGCGACAGCAATATCAGAAATTTTAGTTGTAGATAGCCCACTGCTGATGAGTTTCCACACTCCGCCTGTGCGGACACGAATATAGCCTGTATCAGTTTCCTGAATAAGCATTCCTTCAACAAGATTTGTCGTTGGTCTTTTCGTGCTGAGACATTTAGTGATTTGTGGTGCCAAAGTATAAGAGGCGCGTGCCTGATCAGACGATATCACATCAATGTTAGCAGTAGTAATTGTGGTTGCACTCTTAGGTACGGTAACTAGTCCCAAGGTAATAGAATTTGCTGGGGCAGCAGGAGCCACAGGAGATGCGGCAACCGTACCAGCAATAACCTGAACAATTACATCATTATTGGAACCAGAGAACTGTGAGTCACGTGCTGTGAGGACAATACGATCAATTCTTGGGTTTGCAGTAGACGCTGCTCCGATGGTGGCAGTAATGTTGCCGTCATTAGTGATGACGTATGATCCTTGGTTGGATGCGTCAGTCTTTTCAATAATGGCTCGCCCAGCGCCAATGGTAACATTCATTGAGGCTGGTGCAGTGGCTACGATATTGAACCCCTGCACAATTCCGGGTAGAGGGACAACAGTCTCAGTAATGAGTCTTTGATCAGTGGCCGAGAAGGCATTTTCTTGCATGTATGATGGAAGTAGAAGCGCCATATCATACCTGCCAAGTTGAGCCGGAGACGATACCAGTAAATGCCATACTGAAAGTTTCGTTCTTTGCAATATTTGCACCAGGGGCAACATTTGCAAGATAAATTTGTCCTGATGGGTTGACGTATCCTCCGATGGTACGTCCAGTTCCTGTGCTGGAAATTCCGGTAGTAAGTGCAGGAGCCCAGGTAGGCTTAATTGTGCAAACTAATTGGTTAACGATGTTTCCGGTAGATGGTACCGTAATACCTGAACCAGTATACGTAGCGTTAATGTAAACACTGAGTGCTGTTCCTCTAATGTCTGCATTCGCACTAGTAACGTTCCATCCTGTGCCATTGCTGGCTAGTACAGCAGACAATACCCCGTTAGCCGAAACCTCACCTGTAAGCAGACGCCAGACTGACCCCACACGAACACGTGTCAGACCTGTATCAGTTTCTTGGATGATCATACCATCAGTGATGTTAGACGTTGGTCTTGTGGTGCTGGTACATTTAATTGCCTGCGGAGCAAGTGTGGCAGAAATTCTAGCCACGTCTTGTACTGAGTTATCCACATTTGCTGTGACGATAACGGACGCGCTCTTTGGCACTGTGACAACAGCGAGAGTAATAGAGTTTGCGGGAAGCACAGGAGGGTTAGGCGTACCAGCAGGATCACCTTGTAGAACCTGAATAATTGCGTCATTGTTTGATCCGCTAAATTGTGCATCCCTGATTGTAAGAACAACTCGATCTTTTCGAGGATTAGCAGAAGATGCTGCGGCGATGGGAACGTCAATATTTCCATCGTTAGTTACAAGGTATGATCCTTGGTTTGCTGTGCTCGTCCACTTAACAAATGCACGTCCACCTGTTACTCTTACATACATCGAAGATGTTGGTGTCTGAGTGACAGTAAATCCTCGTTCTACACCTGCGGTTGGAACAATAGTATCTAAGAAAAGTCTATCGTCTCGGGCAGTGTAAGTCCCATTCTGCATATAGGCAGGAGGGTTCAATAAAGCCATCTTTTATCCTTACGTCTTAATAAATCCACGCGCTGTGGTATCTAAATTGTACCATAGCCTTAGGAACATAAGTTAATGCTTGTTGGGTAGATGTAGAGGCATTTGCTGTTCCTGTCCACACGGAGAATGCACTATCACCGTCGAAATAATTGTATAAGATTGATCCATCATTGATCATTGCAGAAGAAACGTCTAACGTATCTCCTGTAGCATCCGTATAGCCGGGATCAACAGCCTTCCACTCAATACTTACGGCTCCGGTTGTCTGGGCTGCGCCAGTAGTTCCTGTTACAGAAAGTTGTGTCCACTGGTTAGGCACGAGGCTGTAAACTCCTGAGGCTGTTCCTGTGGTGGTGCCTGGCGTTGCGAGTCGCAAAACTACCTGTGTTGCCTTTGGGGCACGTACCCACACAGACGCTGTATATGTACTAGATGCCGTAAGTTGTGGTACAAGAGAGGGAACAGTCGTGTCTCCGCCTGCCTGGATAACAGCCAAGCCTGAGCCACCAGAAGACGCACTTCTTACGTAGCGAACTCGTCTATTGGTGTTAGGTCCATCAAATCCAATGCTTTGGACTGTAACAGCAGAGTTGATGTATTCTCCGTCAGGTGTTCCGCTGACATTAACATCCGCCCATGCAGGGTTTGGTACATAGTTAGTTAACGCAGGAGATGCGTCTCGGGGGGCTATCGTCTGATAACCACTAAACTTAACTGTGTTATTTCCTGGATCAATGGTGAACCACTCGCTCCCAGCAAGAAGCGTACTTCTGCCGGAAACTCCGCCTTTACGGATAACAGTGCGAGCACGCAAATCAACATCTACATAGTCATCAATTGCCAAATCAACATCAAAGAGCAAGTCTTTGCCGCTTTCGATGTGTGAGATGATTGGATTTTGAACTGGCCCATTAATTCTAAAGGTTGCAGGTGTGTTGTAGTTTCCTTCGTTGAAAATACTTGCTGTCCCGTCACTGCCAATTTCTCCGTAGGAAACTGGGTAATTCTTGTTGTAGCGTCTGCCGTCGCTAGAAGCAGCCACATCAATAGAAATAAGACTCTGCTCTACGGCAAATTTACGTGGATCGGCAGCACGAAGTTGAATGCTGAAATTCAGTACATTGTTGATCTTATCGAAGGCTGTGAGTGGACGACCTGCTACCTGCACCATTGCATATTTGTCTGGACCCTCGTTTACCTGGAAACTACCTTCTTGGCGAACTAAATCAAGGGCATTGTTGAGTGCATTTCTTGCTGCAACTACTGCCTGCATTCCGTCATATGGAGGAAGGATATGTCCGGTAATGGTGATGGTTCGTGGAGAATACCTACCAGCAGCAAAGTAACTTCCGTCTTCAATGTATGAGCGAGGATCGTCAAATGCTTCTAGGTCAGGTAGTCCCCACCAACCATCAATGTCTTCGATAAACCAAATACAACCGGAGTCGTCCAAGTGATTGAACGTTATTCCGTTGAGGGAGATATCATCTCCGGTGAATAGTGAAACTGGCATCTCTTAAGTCCTTATCATCCCATCTGCCATGCAAGTTGACGAGAGACTTCGGAGGCAAGTTCTTGCGTGCTCTGTCCAGGCTGCTGGTAGATTGTGATGTTAATGGTAGCAGACTTTTGCGAGTTAATTGCGGCAATAACAGCATGATCACCTGCGGAGAGTCCGTCCTTGTCAAGAGGCGTAACCTTCTCAGGCTTGCCAGCCTCAGCAACGTTAACTAGGCTTCCACCAGGAGAAGGATTAACAACACCACCAGTTGCAAGACGAGGAATATTAGGCGTGTCAAGCGTGAATCCTAGATTACTGATGTGAAGAAACTCGGTAAGTTTATTCTTTGGTGCTGACAAGTGGAAACTTAGGTTGTTCCACTTATCAATGATGTAATTAATGGCCGAGCGGAAAGAAGTCTTAAATCCACCCCAAAGTCCAGACGCTGCGCGACTAATTCTAGACGGAAGACCCTTCACCCAACCAATAAGATCATTCCATTTTGTCTGAATAGAAGTATATACGCCATTAGCCTTATCTCGGAATGACTGCCACAAATTCGATGCAGCACCACTTATTTTACTAGGAAGACCCTTCACCCAGCCTACGAGATTGTTCCATTTAGTTTGAATAGAGGTATATACGCTATTAACTTTGTCTCTAAAAGACTGCCAAAGAGAACCGGCTGCTCGTCCAATTTTTGCAGGAAGACCTTTTACCCAATCAACAAGCGCATTCCACTTTGTCTGGATAGAAGTATATACACTATTAACTTTATCTCTGAAAGATTGCCACAAATTTGAAGCAGCCTTAGAGATTTTACTTGGTAATCCTTTTACCCAAGTAACAAGATCATCCCATTTTTTGTGGATTTTAGTGACTAAACCGGAAATTGTATTGTAAAAAGAATCCCAAATACCTTTAGCAGCAGTGGCTATACGTCCAGGGAGTTTGCCGACCCAGGAGACTAGACCATCCCAGCCATCCTTGATCCAACCAATAACTTTCTTAACAGTGTCCCAAAGCCCAGAGACAACCTTACCAATTAGTCCAATATATGACTTAAAGTACTTGTAAACACCATCCCATAATTTCTTAAAGAAATCAGATATTTGTTTCCAGTATTTAATTATAAGAATTCCTGGAACAAATAGACCTAGAATAGTGACAATTTTATCAATGTTCTTCTTGAACCATCCGTAAATAGTATTCCAGAGTTTCTTGAACCAATCAACAACCTTGTCCCAAGCCTTTTGGATGTTCTTCCAGAACTTGAGGAAAAATTCTCGAACAGGCTTGACCTTGACAATGATGACAACAATAGCAGCAACAAGAAGTCCAATTGCTGTGATGAGAAGACCAATTGGGTTGGCGTTGAGCGCTAGGTTAAGAAGCCATTGCATTGCTGTCCAAGCCTTTGTAGCGGCAGCAATGATCTTCTGCCCTGCGGCAAAAGCAAGAGCCTTAGCGCGAGCAACAACGGCACTGGCAGCAATCTTGTCAAAACCTGCCTTGACAGCATTTACACCAGTCTTTGCTCCGTTGGCTAGGGAAGTTCCGATAGATTTACCTGCACTAGACGCAGCAGATACGGCTTTTCCTACGCCATTTTTTATGCTTGTTCCGACAGACTTACCAACATCCATCGTACTGGAAAGGCCAGTCTTAAGTGCACCACCTACTTTGGTTCCAAAGTTTTTAGCAGCCTGTACAGCCGTACCCGCACCCTTTTTAAGTGACTCACCGACATACATGGACTTGATGGCTACAGTTTCAAATGCGCCTTTAATGCCCTTGGCCGCTTTAACTGTAACGCCAGAGATGCTTTGCCATGCAAGGCGAGCCTTGATGATAGGTTGTGTGTTTCCGACTGCTGACATGAATCCGCGCAGCACTGGTGCACTTTTTCCGGCTTCTTTAGCAGCCTTAGACCATGTTCCAATAGACTTACCAAAATTGATGGCAGTCTTACCCATACCACCAAGTTTTCTCAAGTCAGCACCAATATTGTTTAAGTTAGTAAGTTTTTTAATCAAAGACAATGCTTTGAATGACGCTACAAGACTGGCGAGTAGGACAAGAGTTTGCTTTCCTCCTGGGGCACTGGCAATGCCATTAATTACTGTAAAGAAGTCGTTAAGAATAGTGAGGAATGTCCTAAGTCCACCATTCTGAGTAAGATTCTTGAATGCTTCGGTAATATTTGCAAAAAGTTGACCAAGGACAGGACCGGCCTCAGTTGTGGCCTGATCTAAGAGGTCTTTAAGTGCTGGGACAACTTCGTCATTAATTGTGTCCGCAATCTCACCGATGGCCTGATTTTGTCCGAGTTCAGCAAAGGCTTTTGTAGCAGAAACGATCATTGTAGAAATTTTGCGAGCGTTTTCTGCTGTATCCTGGAAGAATTTTTTGAACTTACCGGCTCTGTCTGGGTCTCCTGTGAAGTCTTTAAACTTCTCCGAAGCCTTGGTTAGAGAGTCGAGAAGACCTTCACCTGCGCCTTGTGCATTTTTACCGAGGTTGTAAATACCAAGAATGTAGTTCTTGAGGATTCCACCAATTTGCTTGGCAACATCAGCACCGTGTTGGATTGACGCCTGGACACCATCGAAGTTATCACGAGCCTTCTTTGCCCAATTTCCGGTGATAGTGTTGATCCACTTACTGAATGACTCAGTAACAGGAGCAGCGGCAGCAGAAAGCGTGCTAAGAAGGTCAATGACATTAATCAACGAATCGCCAAGGTTCTTAATAACAACCTTGTTGGAATCCATTGTCTTGGAGAATGTGCCCTGGAAGAATGGATCATTGATGAGATTTGCAAGATCAATTGCAACGTCACCAATGGTACTTCCAATACCTCTTAGTGCGTCTTTGAGCACACCAAGAGCATTGCCCTTGATGACCTTATCAATTGCGGTTTCAAGTTTAGGGAAGAGTTCTACACCAGCAGCCTCCTGCAAGTCTTTCATTATTCCGCGAATAGAAAGCAGATAACGAACGAATTGCTGTGCGCTAGGAGATAGTTTGTCCATTGCCGTTTGGAATGCATTAATTCCTCTGGCTCCGGCAGCCCCAACACCCTCAGCAGAAAGTGCAGCATCACGAAGAGTACGCGCTAGTTGCTTATTAGCATCAGCGATCTTCTTGCGGCGCTCTTCCTCAATGTCACTAAGTTTTTGTTGATCCTGTGCTAGTTTCTTGGTAGCATCGGAGTAGTCTCTAGCATACTGACGATTAATGTCTTGAAGTTTTTCTTGATCGTCAATGAGTTGCTGGTTGGCATCATGAATATCTTTGGCATTATCTAGTTTAGTTTGAGTAAGGTCTTCATTGGCCTTCATCTCATTGTACTGTGCCTCAGATACGTCGTGCTGTGCATCTGCCTCGGCCTGCTTAGCGTCCTGCACCTTAGCAGAACCTTCTACGCCAGCCTTAACGGCAGCATCGTTTGCTTCGCTGGTTCTCTTGGCTGTTTGGGTAGCCTCAGTCATGTCAAGTTGTGCTTGACGGTACTGCAATTCAGCCTGTTGACGTAGGCGGTTGTTAACAGGTAGTTCAGTATAAAGTGCTAGATTTTCACGGGCCTTCTGCAAGTTAATAGCAGCCTGAGCCTCTGAAATAGACGCCTGCTCGGCGCTGTTCTTGAGGTCTTCAAGGTCTTCTTTTGCTTGCTTACGGGCAGCGTTGAGGTCTGCTTGTGCCTGCTTAGACTTAGCCTGTGCTTTGGCTAGGTCATATTCAGCATCTGCAACATTCTTTTCTGCGTCACGAAGACGTTGAGCAGCAAGAGTGTTGGCGGTAACGATATCTTTCTTGTCCTGAACAATAGCATCTTTGGTCTCTTTCGAGTCCTTTCGATACTGGTCATTCAAATCGATAATATCTTGTTGATCAGAGATGATCTGGTCTCTTGCCTCTTTAGAGGCTTTAGCAGCGTCTTCGTTGGCCTGCTTGATCTTCTCAGCGGCATCGGCCTGTGCATCAGCAACTTGGTTTGCTGTACGTTGTGCTGACTTCCCAGCAGACGCAGCAGCCCCGCCTCCGCCACCAAGAGCCTTTTGTCCGGCAGAGAATGCAGCACCTACACCCTTAAATGCAAGACCGATGGTAGCAAATGCGCCAACGGCAGCACTGGCTAACCCAGGCAAAATTGCTAATGCATTAGCCGCAGGAGCAGCCGCCGCTGCAACGGAGAAAAGTCCTGATACAAGAGAGGATAGTGCTCCAACAAGGGCACCAATAGCAGGGGTACCAAGGAGAATGACGTTGAACAAGCGGGTAACTACACCGGAGAAGTTTCCTGCTCCAAATCGCTGGGTGAAGTCCCTTCCAGCACGTTCTCCTGCGTTTGCAGCAGTTTTTGCCACATCATTAAGGGCACGTTCTGCTGGGTCTGTGTCTACGCTTACCTTGCCTTTTGTACGGTTAAGGTCACGAGCAACGTCACGGGCGCTGTCTCCTACACGAGAAAGAGAACGCTCCGCGCGTGAGGTATCAATGTCTGGTGCAGAAAGTTTGTTATTACGAGAAAATCCTTGCTGCATTTTTTGCGCAAGGCGTTCTCCGGCTTTTGTTCCTGCCGAATCGATAGCAGGTCCGAGACCCTTTTCAATGTCAGAGGCTAGATTGTTTGTTAAGGCACGTATTGTTACGTACGCCGATCCTATAATTGCCACGGATTACGCACCTCTTTCAGTCATTAGGTCTAAATACCCAGAATGCCCAGTACCTTTTAGGTGCATACCCATAGAAGCAGGCGGACATATTTTTCCACAGTCTACACATTCTCTACGAAGTAGAGAAGATTTTTTACCGTTTTTTGCTAATCTCTTTATGCCCTCAGGACTATTAGAATTTCTTTTAGCAATTTCTGATCTTTTTGCCCTGTATTCAATAGACTGTAATGAAGTTCTACCTAAATAATTCGGATCAGCCCAACGCTCTTTTGATTGTCTACTAACAGCAGCACGGGCACGTTCATTGCCGTCCCAATATTCTTTACGTTTCTCAGAAATTTTTTCTCGATACTCGCTCGTCTGCCATCTTTCTTTAGATGCAGCCCCAACCTTATCTCGGACTTCCTGAGAGTATGTACAACCAGGCTGAGCACCATCTCCGCCATCCGTAGTGTTCACTAAATCTAGTACACGTTCGCGGAAAGTTGCAATCCAGTAACGTTCCCTTAGATTAGCAGTTTCAACGCTCCATAGACCAGAGTCAAGTTCTTCAATAAGAGGAAGTTCTCCACCAGCAATAAGAGAACGAATCCAATAATCTCTATGAGTCTTATTCGTATCTATCTTTGCTGTACGTACATGTTCATACCAACGTCTAGCCAAACCACTTGTAGTCTTTCCTACGTAACGAATCTCACCAGTTTTTGGGCACAAAAGAACGTACACAACTGTTGGCTTAAGGGTCATAGTCATGTACGTTCTCTCTTACGTCTTTCTATCCTACAGGTGGTTCAAGTCCCGGATATCCGCTTTCTGTCGGTTCGATATAGTTCGGTATATTCGGGTTGAAAGGTCTTAGTGGGTCTATAACATAATCCATATCGAATTCTGAGTCATCAGAGACCATAGGTTTACTTGAACTATTATACACCTTAATAATACCAGTACGTGCATTTTCAAGCATTCCAATTTGCTTCTCGTCATCTGCGAATAGATTAAGCCCGCGTATACCGTCCTCCACAATGATGCTTTCGATAATGTTCATGGAGCGTCGCCCATCCATTTCATTGAACAGAGCGACAAGATCGGTATTGCGGGACAGATAATACCCGTCTACAAACTCCCAGAACCTCAAAAACTCAGAGATTACTTGGAGGACGCCTCCGTAGGGCGGTCTGTGTACTGTTCTACGAGCCAGCCGAGAATATCTGCAAGTAATTCCTCATCAATCGCCACTTCTGGGTCATAGATAAGTTTCTCGAAGTTCTCATAATCCTCAGGAAGAATTGCGCGCTTGAAGAATGAACTCATTTGAATAGCAACTTCTACTCCGCCTTCACTGGAAGCGGCAGCAAAGTCAAGAATTACTGCACCTGGAATTTCAGGATGACATTTGAATGTTTGACCTTCGAGGTCAAATGAAAGTGGTTCTACTTCTTCTCGTGCTTTACGGGTAAAAGCCTTGTGGCGTCCGATTGTCTTTGGCATTTGTCTTTCTTTCCTTTGTGTCGTTGGGGCCGTGCCCTAGGCAAAGTATATCATTTATCGCAAGATAACACGTGGAAGGTTTCCCGTGAGGTACTTGTTGGATCGGTGTCCAGGGTGATGAACTACATTTGCGTAGCGAACTCTACCATTCTGAACGAATCTTAACATCTTTGCACGTTTTGGTCGGATGATGTGTGCCTTGGCCCCTTCGTGGTGGATCAAGGCAATTTTACTTCCAGAGCCAGTAACATTAATGACTCCCTTTGCATCAACTGTAGTGATGCTGGTAATACTTGCTGCAAGTCTTCCAGTTTTCTTACCAACCTGTCTACGTGCAAGTTGTTGAAGTTTTTGCCCTCGTTTATTGATATCTTTGTAAACAGCACCAGCCGGGGAACGAGTCAACTCGTTCCATCCGGCTTCGTTTTTTACAAATACTACTGGCATTACGCGCCTAGCAATCCTACAGTTAGGTTGAGTACAGTGGCCTGAAAGCCGCCAGCCTCTTGCCCCATTACCACGTCAGCAAGACCTCCGATTTCAAGTCCAATTTGCTCTGCGGCCTTAAGTCCTGCGTCCATGAGTAACCAGGCATCTTGCCCTTGTTTTGATACAAGAGCGTCGAGTTCGGCTATATCAGGAGGAAGCAGTGCTCCGGTACGTCCTGCGGCACGCTTGGGTGTCGGAGTGCACCTAACAATTTCCACGCTGAACGTAGCAGTTCGCGGCCCTTCACAGGTGGTAGGTGTGTCATTGGGTCCAGACGGAAAACCATTATACATTTGCTCGAAGGTGAAAACTACTTCTTCACAGTCGTGCGGAGATTCGTTAGGACCACCACTGTCAAAGTATTGACGTGTGGGCAACTCTATGCTATATTCTGCTGCTGTAGCGTTGAGCGTGTCTCGTAGCGTCTCTAGCGCTTCATATATGGTAGTTTTATACGCAGGAAGCACGTCAGGCTCCTAGGATTTCCTCAAGAGAAGTCACTAGGGTCTTACGCTCGGAATCGCTTGCCTTCTCAGCATCAAGTGCTGCTTGGGCGCGCTCCTTGTCCTCTCCAACCCATGTGAGGACTTCCTTGATTGTTCCACTAGGAACTTCTTCTCCGTCATTAGCCTTTACTTCTGGTTCTGGGGCAGATGCGGTTTCTGTTTCCTCAGCCGTAGGAACTTCTACAACTTCGTTGTCTTCTGGTGCTGCATATGGATTAGATTCTGACATTATACTCTCGTCTCTCCGGATGGTATGTCCACCGAGAAAACACGTGGTTTCTTTCGTGCATTAATCGGATTGGACGCTTTAATAAAGGCATCAATTTCGTAGATACCTGTTCTTCCTTGTTCGAGGAAGTCTTGTGGGTCTAGCAAGGTAAAATCAAGCCCTTGTCGGCTCACTGATGTGACACGCTGAGGTAGTTGACAATTCTCTGGGTCTGTTTCGGCAGCAATAAGTTGATTTGCTAGAATAATTGCTGCTTGGCGGCCAGCCTCAGGAGGATTTACACCTGATCGGTACGTTATCTCTACCCCTAGATCAAGAAGCCAAGGAGTGTTGTCACGTTTTTGAATGTATTTTTTATTGATGACCCAAAAGTCTGTAGGGGCCAGTGCTGTTCCACCCTCTATAACAGAACTCACAGATTGTACGGGATATCCACGTAGTCTGATCTTATTTGTTGTCATAGTTTGAAACAGTACGTGTCCGTGGACTGGGACAAACATACTAGGAACATACGCAGCGCATGGCAAACACGCAGCCTGGTCGAATCCGTACCATTCTGTGCGTTCTGTAATTCCTGGGTACTTTTCCCCAGTTAATTTGTAAAGCATCCACGATGCTGCCTCTACGTATCGAGCCGAAGTCGGATCGGTAGGTGCAGTAGTGTCTGCCTCAGTAATCCAGCGAACTGCCATTGATTTTCCTATCTTCCGGTCCTATCATACCAGATATGCCCGGCCTATGTCAATAAAGTATACTCAATTCCGCCGTAGATGAAAGACATTGCGACAATAGGTGTCTCCACTCCATCTAGTTTGACTGAATAGTCTCCGGTAATTTGTTGTCCATCTTTTGCCACATAGAAGAATGCTAGGTGCAGCCCACCGGCCTGTACAATAGGAGTCTTTACTGCTAGATTTACCTGTGCAGCCGGAGCATCAATTGTAGCATTTCTTGAAGCAGAAATATTTGGTGCCTGTGCTACTGTGCTTATATTCGAAATTGGCACAAGTACCAAGATGTTTTGCGTTGCTGAGACATTTGGAGCAGGTGCCCCAATGGTTGCCATTATTGTAGGTGCATTGACTACTGTATTGGATTGTCCAATTACATCAGGAACGAGTGCCTTGAGTGAAATATTGACACTATTTGGTGTAATACTTCCAGCAGATTGTCCAGATACATCTGGAATATGTACCACTGAGTTGATAACTGATACAGGGACTTGAACTGATGTTCCGGAGAATCCTACTACCTGCGGAGAAAGAGCAGATGCGGTGGCGGAGGATACTGGGACACTAATGACTTGATTAGATTGTGCAAATACCTGTGGTGGGTTTGGGAAAGATTCAGATATAGCCGCAGGAGCAGAAATAATAATAGTTCCGCCAGCACTAATCGATGGAGATTGGAATTCAACATCAACTTGTATCTTAGGAATGTCAGCCTGAACATTTCCACTACTGCCGATTGACGGCACTGGCACACCAATCGTGGCAGAAACTACAGGAATACCAACTAGAGCGTTAGAGATACCAGAAACAGACGGAGAAGGAACATTTATTTGTGCCCCAACCGCTTCTGCTACTACTGATGCACTCCGAGTGGCAGACGCACTAGGTGCAAGGGCTACAGATGTGATTGTGAGGGCAGGAGCGGCCACTGAGGCGACTCTAGATGCACTGACACTTGGCTGCTGGGTGCCAACAGTTATGGTGCTCAGAGGGGCCGCTACAGTAGCATTTGAGGCGCTAGATACCGACGGAGAAAGTGCCGTTGATGTGACTACACTGACAGGGACAGATACTGTTGCATTTTTAGTAACATTTACAGGATTTAGGGCAAGAACAATACCACCATATCCGGATGCGGTATTTCCTGACCCTGTGAGTGTTACTGTTCCAGTAGATGTTTGTCCGGTTTGACCTGCGATGTAGAGTGCTTTTCTTCCAACATTAGCAAAATTTTTGTTGAGTATACTTGACCAACCATTTGTGTTCAAGTCACTATATGCAGGAGTGGCGTCTCCCCAGAAAGACGCGGAAAACACCATTGCTCCACCCGAAGATGGAACACTCAAAGAAGAAAATACAATTGGCGGATCAGGCATTGTAGGAGAACTGGCTTTTGATGTTCCTGCCATTTTCCACGGACTGTATGAACTAATCGGAGAAGAGGTATTGACACCCACTGCACGTGTAATTGCAACTACACAACGAGTATTAGAAATAGACCAATTCCACGAAGTTGGTGGTGTAGATGTTACTGGGTAGTAGAAAACCTGAGCAGAACCGTCTCCTAGAGAGTCTGGCTCAGGATTCATCACCAAAGTCCACCCGGCAGGTGGGGTAATTACAGTGTCCTCATCCCTAGTGGCAGCAATAGCAAATAGTACGTCACCAATTTTTGTATTTACTGGTGGCGCAATAGTCACAATTCCAGAACTGCTACCATCTACTGTAGAAATATCATTTGCGGTGGATGGGAAACTCACAGCCCCAGCGATACCAGAAACTGTGGGTATTGCTGCCGAGGCTGTCACCGCAATAGACGGAACAAGTACAGTAGAAGTAGGAGCCTGTTCCCCAGGATATAAAGAATTAGATGGGTATACAGAACTTGAAGGATAAAGTTGGGCCATGATTAACCTATCTGGCCTAGATTACCGCCTAATAGTCGAACTAGATGATCTGAGATAAGTGCATGACCAGAAGCATTCCAGTGACCTGACCCATACAGTTGATTAACCAGTGTGGGATTTGAAGGCATACCAGAAATAGGATCAAGTGCTCCGGGCAAAATTGAAGAATCTGCTGTCCAGTCTACGGGAAGCCACGCAGAAAGCATTGCTGTACTTACTCGGGTAGGATTAGCAGCAGCAATCTCGTCTCTTGCTGTTTGATACCCTATCCATGTAGTTAATGCTGCCGCTGTGTCTCCTGTGGACCCAACACCAGGGGTAATAGATGTTAGGAGATATGCTGGCGGTGTCTTACCTAAACCTGTGTAAGCACTATCGTAGTAAGATATGATCGACTGCATATTAGCCTTATACTGTGCTACGGTGTTTCCTGCACTGATATCATTACCTTGAAATTCAAGAATGATTAATTGATATCCCATGTCAGCAATATTAAGAACAACACCATATGCGTCTCCGTCTGATGTGAAGTTAGACGTAGTTGCAGCGCCTTGACCAAAATTATCTATCTGAATACCAGAAGACTCATCACCATTGTAGTGGTAAATTCCATTAATTTGAGGTGTTCCGGATACCCAGGTAAGTGTTAGTGTGTGCGTTGCGGTGTCACTAGGCAAAGTAATTGTTGCACTTCCCAAGTACGAAGAGTTTCCACTTTGACTGGTTGTAGTGATATTGGTTGCTGCGCCAGAATCTATTTTCCATGAGAATACCCCAGCCGCTCTATTGCGATAGCGTAATTTCACAGAAGTTCCTCCGGCCGGGAGAGAAAATACTATGTTATTGCCACTTGCAGACAGTTGGGTATATCCATACCCACCTAAGTAGTTTTGCGTTCCACCAGAGATAGTGACTAGATCATTTGCATCCAGTCCATCTTTTATTGCAGGAATCCAACCAAGTCCGCCTGCGGTTGGGCAGTCCCACTTTTTCCTCATTGTGGTTTGTGCCCTTTGCATGTAAACATCAGCCCAGTGAGATAGAGTTGATCCTGCGGTATTAGACGTTCCAAGGCACGCTACACGGGCAGTTGCAAATGGGCGACGGGATAGTGCAGAGTGCCAAGGCTGGATTCCAGCCGCAGACAAAGCCTCAACTCGTCTAGTTCCTGCCGTATCAGGTGAAGATGCGGCATATATTCCACTCTCCATATGGTTTAATGCCGCAGCATTAATAGGAGATGAGGTAGATGGGCTATCAGACCATACTTGTTTTACATATACCACATTAATATCTTTCTACGAAAAATCAAGGAGTTGCTAGGGTAACAATACCGCTTGCGTTCCAGGACAAAGTAAAATCACCGTTAGTGGAAACAACATCGGCACCAAAATCGACATATGCGATAAGTGCACTGGTTTCATCAGTGCCAGTTGAGTCATAGATTACAGCGTAGCGAGCAGTAATTGTAGATGAAGGCCAAGTAACGTCTGCTGCGTCAAGTGTCAAAGTGTTGGACGATGTGTCATAGTTTATTGTCTTGGATGCTAGTGTGGCACCTCCGGCTGTGTAGCCGGTTCCGGTTACTTCATTAGTTACAGCAGACTTGTAACGATGTGTGTCCTGATTTGGGACGTATGCGGAAGTGGTGAGCATTACCTTGATGGTATCGGAACTCCAATTAATTTCCTTGCTCAAAATGGACTGTTGTGCTAGTCCGTAAAGTTTGGCGGTGACTGCCATTATATCTCCTAGGTTCGGATAATAAATGTTCCATCTGGAAGATCACTAATGTCATCAGGATTAAAGACGGCGTTAATATATCCTCTAGATATGATTTCATTAAGCGCTTCTTGCGCTTGCTGTGCAGCCTCTTGCGCTGCAACTGCGTCCTCGTGAGATACCACTGTCACGACGGAGCCTACATAAGAATTAGGAACTATTGTTGCAAGGTCTACGGTTTCCCCGGTAGGAACAGTTACAGTAATTGGTGCAGGTTGCGGGTTGGCTCCTACTATATTTACTCGAACGTCCCACTGAATAGGAGAAGGTGAGATTCCTGGGGAATCGGAAGCAATAACGATAACACCTGGCTCTCCGTCAGGGCCAGTGAGCACGCCGTCAACAATTGTGCAATTGATCGGGGTATTTACCGAAATAGTTGTGTAAGTATCGCCTAGAACTTGCACAGGAGAAACGTGCAACGCTACTGTCGCAGTTCCTTGTACTGGCAGGAGGTCTGGCTCACTACCGGCATCATCTGAATCTGCGGACAGAATGTTAAAGTTACCGACAATCTTTCCCGACGTTAGCGGGCTTGGAATGTCTGGCACGAAAGTCTCCTATCCTAATTATTACTATTCTAACATAAAAGGGGACCTTGCGTATGCAAAGTCCCCTATTATTAGGTTAAGATCAAGGAGTGACCCAACCGTTGCCCGAAGGTGCTGTAGCAACACGTGCGTAAGCGTATGGGCGGTCGGCTGGGAAGTCCCAGTCGTTTGCAGGTCCGTCATCGAACGCTGCGTTTCCAAGGCCCCAACCTGAGAAGGTCTGAGCCATGAGGCCGTTCTCAATAACACGGTCACCCGATGGTGTGAGAACAACGTATGGGAATACCCACTTGAAGTATGGGTTAACTGGTGCATTCTTTCCGTTTTGGATAGCGCGAGACCAGACCTCAAGGGAAGCACCGTTAGGGTTAGGGTCAGTACCAACAAGAGGTGCGGCATAACCGACCACGTTGTCTAAACCATCCGTAAGAACGGTACCACCAGCAATCAACTCGGTAAGTTCTGGGTCTGGGTTGCAGACAGCCAGTTCGAGTGTTACACGCTTGAGTGTGTCAGGGGCTTTGTAGTCTACACAAACAACACCGTTGGCGTCCTTTTGTGTGAACTCGTCGCCTTCTTCGTACTCAGGGGTGAACGATACCGAGATGAAGGAGGACATGACGTAAGACGACTTTGCGCCTGTGGCTGTGGTGCCATCGGCGTTAAGACGAGTTACGCGGAGCGCTACACCTGCAATAGATGCTGCGTAATCCTGAGCCATTTGTATCTCCTAGTTTCCTGTGGCTTATGAATAGTCGAGTGCTAGATCGACTAGTACAGCGGCGTGGCAGCAAGAATTCCATGTAACTGCTGCTGGCTGTGACGCCCTGTACACGATGGTGTTTTTCTGAATGTCAACTGCTTGCGATTGCTTGTCCGGCACAACCATTGGATCGCCTAGACGCACTGTTACTGGTCCAGTTGCATACATCCACTTTTTCCCTGCACCGGCAGGTGTGCCGTCAGGTCCGGTATTCGAGTAGCCTGCTCCGGCAACCACGAGGTTTCCAAGATTTGTATAAATCCTGTCATCCTTTGGCTTAATGCCTAGTGCACTTGCTACATCACGCGGTGCGTGGATGGTTCCTTGGATTCCGCAGCCACAGTCTGCTAGTGCCTGCTCAAGAAGAGCGAGACCCTGCTTTGACTTGACTCCGGTTCCGGGGGTTGGTGTTACGTCGAGAGCATCGCTTGACGCTAGGTAGCGATTAGGGTATGCTCCTTTGGTATCAACATCCCAACTTGGATCAGCCGCAGCAACTTTCGCCAGTGTGCCTGTCCAAAATTCGAATTCGATTGCCTTCTGTGCACATGCCTTGAGAGCATCACGTGCTCTTTTTTCTTGTTCCTCTGGTGTTGTGCCCATTGTAGAACACTTAACAGCCACTTGAACTTCGAATGGAATGTACGAGCGGAATATCGGAGAACCGTTATCCTCAACTGCTGTCGCAGAGACGGAGGAACTACACGTTCCAAGAAGTGTAACCTCTACTCCGCAATCATCAGTTTGGTAGTCGAACCCACCGGCCCAGTGATCAGTGTGGTCGTGGACGACCGTGGTTGCCGGACTTAGCAATCCATAAGGTGCTGGCTCAGCACTGGTATTATCCTGAATGTAAACCATAACCTATCCTTTCTAGACTAACTAAATCCGGCAACTTCACTAATCGGTTGATCAGGAAAGTGTGTTAACAGTTGCGGCAGAAGCACCAGCGATTGCTACAGGTGTAGTAATACGTAGTGATTCGATACCAACCTTGGCAACACCTTCGAATGTCTCCAAGAAAATCTTGTAGTCGTTGGTGCCGTTGAGGGTGGAGTCACGGACAAGACCGAGGTCAAGCGTTCCACCGTCAAGGAAGAGGAAGGTTCCCTCAGCGAAGAGGTACCAGATAACAGTTGATGGGAAGGAGTTTAGTGCTCCGGATGCCTGAGTTCCAGCAATTTGGCCGGTCTCACCATCAAGGCTCCATGTAACGTTGATGTTACGTGCAGCAAACCAAGAGGTAATTGTGTTCTCTGCGAGGTTGAACGCAACGTCCTGGCCGTCTCCTGGGAGTTGGCGAACGAGGTCAGCGCGGAGAGCATTCTTGAACCATTCTGGGAAGATAACACGTAGGTTCTCGTTAGGGTTCATACGGTAGCGGTTACGGTATGCGGCTGCGGCCTGGTCAACAGCAACGAGAACGTCGCGTGCTGCACCGAGTTTCTTGTCAGAAGTAACTGCGGTGGAGAGGGAGCCGATACGGGTGAGAAGACGAGTCTCAGCGTAACGTGCGTGGGAAATCATACCCAACTTGGTGTGACGCTCTACGAGTTCTGGGTAGGTACGTGCACCAAGGTTACCGAAGGTCAAGCAGAGTGGGATTGCGTCTGTGTAGACAACAACCTCAGTACCGCAAGCAACTCGGATACATGGCTTAACTGGGTCTGGTGCACCTTCTGTTGCAGCGTCAATGTCGTCCTGTAGAGTCCAAAGCGAAACTGCACCGTTAAGGTCAGAAAGGGTTGGAGGGGTTACGAAGCGGATACCGCCACGGTCTGCGGAGAATACTGCGAGGGAGTCACGAACTGGACGGCCAAGTTCACCAAGACCGAAAATGTCGTAAGATACCTCTACAGGTGCGCAGAGTCCACCAGCAGCAACAAGTGCCTCAGGTGCGATAACGTCTTCAACCTTCTTTGAGTTACCCTCATAGTCGTTTGAAACGAGTGTACGGTTCTCTGGGAAGCGTGTGGTGAATGTAGCAACTGTGTGCTGTTCACCGTCTCCACCAGATGTACGTCCCATACCCTTTTTGCGGTCAATAATTGCCTGGGCAACGGCACGTAGGTTTGGAAGTTCTGAACCAGCAGAGACACCAGGAATGTCAGCACCGGCTGTAATTGTAACAGGTGCAACAGTTACCTCTTTGGCGTCTACGCGACGGTCCTCAGGAACTTCAATTTCAAGTCCATTTGTGTTAGCAGCAGCGGTCACGGTTTCTTCCTCCGAGTCATCCTTTGAATCAGTAACCTCGGAGTCGTCTGCTACTTCCTCCGAGTCTGGGGTTTCTTCTGATTGTGCATCTTCTGCACTGTCTTCTACGACTGGCTCAACAACCTCTTCTGAAACTTCTGGCTCTTCGGCCTTTGCTTCACGGTGCTCAGCGGCGTCGTAAACGTCCTGTGTTCCTTCGGCAGTTGAAAGTTCTGCCTCTACAGGTGTTTCTGCGGAAAGTTCTGCCTCTGGGGCTACTTCCTCGGTAACTGTTTCCTCTGTAACGGACGCTACAGATGGGTCGCCTTCTGCCACTACAACCTTCTTTTTCTTGGCTGCAATTACGGCAGGGTCGTCATCCTCTTCGGTCGAGTCGTCAGTAGATGTGCCCTCTTCGTCAGAGTTGTCATCTACAGGGGCGTCAGTAGCAACGGCTGCCTCTGCCTCTTCTGGCGAGTCGTCTGATGCTTCTTCTGATGCATCTCCGGCCACGAGTGCTGCGGCTGCATCACGTGCAGCGGCTAGGTCAGCGGCTTCGGACTCACGACGTGACTGCTCGTCGCGGATTGCCTGAGCGGCATTTCCTAGAGTAGTCATCTGATCAGCGACCTCACGAGTTAGGTCTTCTTTGGAAACGGTTTCGAATTCCGTGACAATTGCGTCTCGAAGTTCGTTTAGTTCGTCAACACTTAGTTCGCCAATACGATCTAGCATAGCGTTGATGCGATCCACAGTGCCCTCCTAATGGGTCAATGATAAACAACCACATAAGGTTGTTATGAGCCTTTTGCTCAGGTATCATACGTCATTAAAGATGAGGGGCTGGGAACGAACTTCGGCAGGCGCTCAGGTAGTAGTATATCACAAACAATTAAAGGTGTAGGTGTGTTTGTTTTAGGCAAAGAAAATCGGCCCCCCTTTTGAGAGGGCCGACCGTCTTTTACTCACCGAGCAGGATTGCTCGGGCCTTTGCTGCTTGAGCCTGCAACTCTGCATTCTGTGATTCGCGTAGGGCAAAAATTGCTTCCTTTGCCTTGTCCGCTTTAGCAGTCAATTCTGTGTCGTGCTGTGTCTTAAGCGGAGCAAGAGCCTCAAGTGCACTTGCACGGATTGCTTCTAGTTCTTTCGCTTCTAGATTATCGAGACGAGATTCTAGGGTGCTGAGGCGAGATTCACGAATCTCTGCAAGAGGCTTAGCACCTGCTGCCACGAGAGCCATGACCTGTCCTCCTGCGACCATTGCACGTGCAACTGGGAATCCTGGAACGTTAACCTGACATACAGCAACAAGTTCTAGTCTACCGTTAATTGGTCGCCAGTCACCTGATGGAGCACTTGCACGAAGAGCACGTACCTGTGCCGCTGTAGCAGTGGAGCGTAGTGCTCCTGCTACCCAGATGCCGTGGGCGTCCTCACCGGCTGCCACGTCCGCGATAGCCGAGGCTGTGTCGTCGTAGTGCTTGACGGCTGCCTGGGCTGACAGAGCCATTCCTGCGTGTCCTCCGGCCAACGTGAGTTGCCCAACAGGAACGTCTGTACCATCATCTGTACGCAAAACTCCCGTACGGAAGTATGCGTAGTTAGAGTAGGAACGTGGTGGCTTTGTGTTACGTGGTAGACCAATGTGGTCTACGTGCCAAGCGGCAATGTGGCCGAATACTTGACCATCATCCGTTACGGTAATTGGAGTTGGAGCCTTAAGACCTGGGTTCTTGAACCAATCACGTGGAGGAACATCAGGAGCCGCACTGGCGACCAAAGATGCCTCATATAGATCGTCGTCATCTACTGCTTCTTCGTACATACCATCCTCGATTGGTAATTCTTCTTCGTATGGGGTATCAACAATTTCAATGGTACATTCTTGGAATGCTGGTTTTCCGACTAGTGTTGCTCCCATGATACGAGCCTGAGTGACAACAATCTTGTCATTCTTGATCTTGTGCTCGTCATCTGACTTGTCATCTTCATTATCGTCAGTCGCAAGTTCTGTGTCTGCGATAGATGGACGGACAGCGGCCTCGAATTTGTCAAGGTCTGCGGAAACTCCACGTAGGAATCCTCCGCGAACAAGACGCTCTGCCTCACGACCGTATACACCAGTGTCAAATACACCGTAAGCATTTCCCCAGCCGGACATAGGAGATTCGTGTGGAAGAAGATCATCAGATTCTTCTGTATCCGCAGCCGAGTCTAATACGTCTGCCACTGTACCCTCATCAATTGGCAAAGGCGCAGTCTCAGGACCGCCAAGGCGCTCTACATAGTCAATACGACCAACGATAACGGAACCGTTGTGTCCTTCTGCCGTGAATACCTGCCAGTAAAGTGGAAGTGGGAGGTCACGAGAAGTGATTGCACCGAACTCAAATTCTCGGGAATCTCCTGTCTCTGTTTCCTCAGGAATGAGGACAGGGATGCGGAAAGATGCTCCGCCTGATGCGTCTGCTGGGGAAGTGATTTCAAATCCGTCACCGCAGGCAACAAGTGCCTTTGCGGCAGACGCGGCAGAGGCAATGACCACCTCAGGGTCTACCGGCCTAATTTCTTTGCGTGAAGGTATTTTCATTACTTATCTTGTCCTGTTAGTTTGTCATGTGTGGCGTTTGGCATGCCAAATACTCGCTCGTGAAGATTCTGGCAGAATCCCCAACTTCTTCCTGGAATGTACTTTTCTAGGTGACGGTGGCAACGAGTAAGGTCTCCCTTGGTGCCCCAGCGAATCTTTGCTGCGCCCTTTCCAACTGTCCAATAGCGGCGCAAGGCTTCTTCATTACCTCGGCCCGGTGCAGCAGCAACCATTGCGATAACTTCACCATATTCGCCGTAGAGCGGGGATAGGTGGCTATCATCGAATATTGATGCGGTTTTCCAGTCCTCGGGGATGAGGTCATTACGGTTGAGGGCACGAGCACGTTTTTTGATGTGCTTTTTTACTTCTGCCTTCTTGGCGTCTGTTGTGCGCCCGAATGCTTTCACTGCGTTCTTTAGATCAGTGACGTTTCGGATTGGGAAGGAACCATCTGGAAGTGCGATTCCCTTCTTGGAATCGTGCTCACGCTGCTTCTTAGAGTAGTCTGTAAGTTCTGCGGCAGATGCCGTAATAGTAGACTCATTGTCAGGATTCTCTGCATCACTTTGTGAGGAAGAATCAAACTGATCAACTTGTGCTAGCACTGCCTTTGTTGTGTCATCATTTGAAAGTTCTACAACTGGTGGAGGTGTTGATCCCTCTAGGTCCGCTAGGTCATCTGGGGCAGCGACCCAAGTCCCACCAGAACGCTTCCAAGCAGTTGCAACACCATTGTCATTAACGATGGCAATTACGTCGAGAACTGCGGTGTGGTCTGTTGGGTCTACCTTGGCGAAATAAAGCGGAGCATCAGGAGTATTTTCTGGTGTTTCTTCCGGCGCTGGTGCTGCGTCTTCTGTGGGAGCGTCCGTTACTGCAAACTTATCTAATTTTGCTAGGAACTCTGCGGAGAATCCACCTGCTGTTGTTGGTGCAGGTGCGGCGCTGTCTTGTGGCTCGGGGGTAGGAGGCTGCTCAGTGAGGGAAGCAATGTACTGTGCAATGCGCTCTGCCGGGTTCTCTACAAGATCAAGTGCCTCAGCGAGACGTGCCTTCATGGCCGAGTTGAGTGACGTACCCTTAGGAACTTGTGGCCCACCAAACTTGCCGTCATTAGAGCGTTGCTGGCGTCCTGCATTTTCACTACGTTCCTCAGGAGTGTAGTTAATTGCATTAGAGGCCATCTCTAGGCGGTCAATCTCTTCCCAGTCAATTTCTGAGTATGCGAGAGTGACAAGATTACGCTCTTCTGGGTCGGTGTCCTGTAGTTCGAACAAATCACCATCATGGTTTGGGTCATCAATCCAATCAGAAAGTGCCTTAGCATCGTCTGGGGAGATGGAAATAACCGATGGGAAGTCTAGTTCATCAATGGAGTTCGGAGAAACTGCAAAGTCTCCGTTTGTCCAGATGTATACGTTGTCGTCTGGATCAGTTGCCACTAGACGCTCAACTTGGGATGGATTTTGTGGGTCAGGTCCGACACCAAAATATTCCATGTCGTCTTGAGCAACAAATCCTGCGGCTGTAATTGGTGCCTCGAACTTATCTGCCCAAGCCTGTGCCGCTTCGCCTCCGCGAATAGCAAATTCTCTATTGGTTGTGTCGAAATAGTTCTTCAACCAGTTGATTGCTGCGAAAGTTACTGGCTTGCCTGAGGCAAGTGCACTTGCGTGTGCTACATCGTGAGGATCAATGAAAGACCCTGCCGTGATGGAATTGCTCAGTGTTTGCTGAATTGCTGCTGGTACTCGATATGTTTTCTCTGCCGCAGCCTTATTAATTGCTTTGTTTGCCATTTCTAGATTAAAGCCTTCTTTTTCTCCGGCAGACGGAACGCGCCATGTGCCGAGGGAGGTGGCAGAACGTAGGGTCGAGAAGGCTGAAACTTTGCCTTCGCTATAGACGAAATACTTTCTTCCGTCACGTAGAACGAGGGAATCTGAATTTTCCCTGGAAATCCTAACTAATTCTGCCACTTCACACTCCGTAGTTTAACAATTTGGCTAATTAAGTATATCACACAGACCAAGGGATGATGTACTGCGAAAACTCATCCTTGTTTAGTGTGTCTTTTGAAGCCACATCGTCATCATACTGCTCAATTGCATCAGCATTGACCTTGATCCAGTCTTTGTCGAAATACTGGGGATCAGATTCTTCATCTGCGTCAGGGTCAAGTGCCTGCCATGTCTCGTTGTCACGAACATAGTAGCCATTGGCATCTGTTTTCATAAGATCGGTCACCGTGGTCCCATCGTCATCTACGAGAACATAGATGGTTGAGCCTTCGGCACGATCTTCTGGTGTTGCCGCTGCTGCGGTAACTGGTTGCGTTGTCACATTATCTCCGTTTTGTGGGTAATCTGCGGTCTCGTCTCCGAGAAGACCATTTTGTAGTAGGCCGTAATAAATGCTTTCTGCAAATTCAGCATCAGTAGTTGCATCTGTACTTCCAGAAGAAAGTATAGCCTGGTCTGCAAGTGTTACAGGACGAAGAGTGTAGTGTGAGTCATAGAAATCACTATCAAACTGAATTGTGTCATCGGAAACTGTGACAGCATATTTGTCATTGAACTCTCTCACGGTGTTTCCATCAAATACAGTGATGTTCTCCCCGTCTTGCATGAGGTGTGCCCCAAATGACTCAACGTTGTTGTGATTGATTACGAATGGACCTTCTGAGATAGTGCCCGCAGGCCCCACGAAGGGGCCTACGAGTGCTTCTGAGAGGTCTGCTTGGTTAATAGTTGGCATGTTCCTATCCTACACCATCTCTTTGCTTCAAGCAACTCCGCCACTGGAAGGCGGAGCAGAGGCACCGGCCATGTAGTCGGTGCTCCACTGAGATTCATCGACCTCAGGAATGGTCATACCGTGTGAAATGATGAAGTTGTCAATCGGTAGACCATTAATTTCAGTAATACCTCTAGCCTTGAGTTTGGACAAAAGCGCTTGTCTATCAGACTCAGACATGGTGATGAACCAAATATCTGAAAGATCGATGCCGTGCTTCATCATAATTTCATACGTGTACTTGTTACCCATAAGAGAGTACACATCGGTCCCAGTCGAGTGCTTTCCAAATGAGTCACCAGCATTTCCGTAAATATCCATACGGCGTGCAATCGCCTTAGGGTGCGCTACGATCTTAGGCGCATAACTGTCAAATGGATTCTTTGCACCGGCAACAACCTCAGAAGGATTGACCTTGTGGAATGTGTAGTCCGAACTTCCTTCACTAATGTCAGAAGCAGACGACATACCGTGCCCACCAAGGCCCTCAGACCAACGGTCGGTTGTTGCAATAAGACCTGCCTTATCACTTGTGAGCATTTGCTCTAGGTGGCCTGCGCTTGACAAGTTGTGATAAAGGCCGTTGAAATTAGTCTTTTCAATAACTTTATCAGTTGCAGCATCAGGAAGGAATACTCGTACTCTACCAGAAGTATCTGTAGAGAACTTCATATCTGTCCAATCCACACCATACTCAGCCTTAATAGCGGCAAGTTCGGTATTAAGTTGCTGCGGAGTATAGCGTGCAAGTGGGTTAGTCTTACTTCCCATCAAAGTAACCATACGGTGCTTGATGTAGTCTTCAATGTCTCCTTCGGAGGCTGGGGCAGCACTCTTGACACCAAGTTTCTCAAGAACCTTCTGGTAGTCCTCTGCTGTTGCAGTTGTTGGTAGGAATACCTGAACACGATTGTGAACCGCTGTTGGGTTAAGTTTCGTTGTGGCTCCGGTGTCGTGGGAGAACGTGAATTGTGCTCCGGTTTCTTGATCGGTCCAGCGGTAAGTCTTGCCCTTGTGTGAAGTCCATGCACTAAGTCCCGTGTACTTAACAAGCCCGTTTGAACTAAGTTCAGTCTGATCTAGTTGAAGTTCACTGGCTACATCTACGCCTTCAATGTTTCCAACAGTCTTGTTGAATTCATCTCCGGCCTTTGGAGACAACTTGAACTTAAGTGCAAGAACTTCATTTCCGTTTTTATCGATGACGCGAGAAACTTGAACATCAAGGTCTTCGATATCAGAAGAATCAGTGGCAACGGATACGGTGTGAATTGCTGCCGCATTACTGCTATTTACCTTATCAAAAGCAGAGTTGACTGTTGGAGTTCCATAGTGTGCCTTGTTCCAGTCGGCAGGTCCACCATAGAAGTTCTCCGTAGACATTTCTGGAAGATCGTCAAATCCTGTCTGGGAAGATACACCATTTGCAGCCTTCCACGCACTGAGGTCTTCATTGTGTTGCTTCTGTAGTTCAGCAAACACCTTCTTCTCTTGCTCAATCTTTGCCTTAGCCTGTTCGATATGCGCCAAAGTTTTTTGGTGCATTTCATCACTGATAAGTTGTGATTGGTGGAGAGAATTGATTGTGTCTACGTCACCCGTGTCAATTGCCTTCTTAACCAAAGACCACTTACTAGATTCTTGGATGGAGTCTTTTGTCCATTCTGGGCGAATCTTAGCCTTGTATCGATCTTCAATTTCTTTGAGGAAATCATCAGGAACCCAAGAAGTTTGCTCAGTTTCTGCGGCAATAGGTGCCTCAGGCTTTGGCTTACCGTACCACGGAGAATTAACGTCAGTGGTGGCTGCTGATGGCTTCTTAGGTGGCGCTACGAATTCCGGAGCATCCTTGGAAATCTCAGCCTGCTGTGGAGTCTTAGGGGCAGAAGTTTGTGTTCCCTTTTCCTTGAGGTGAAGGTGCTTAGCAACGTAAGGAATGTGCTTTCCGGTGCCTTGCTGTTCCATGACAACGTGAACGCCGTCATCGGAAATCTCTACGATCTTTCCGGTTGATTCTTTCTTACCGCCAGGAGATTTGGTTACGGTGTCGCCAACGTGCAGGTCAGCGTTACCGGCACCCTTGATGGAAGGTCCGGAATCGATTGCGGTAGCCTCGGCAACAGGAGCATCCCCCACAGTTTTCACAGTACCGTTGTTTACAGCATTCTCAAATGCCTGATCAGGGAATTGAGCCTCAGAACCGTTACCTACTTTCCAGTCACCGTTTGCCTGCTTCTCATACACATTACCTACATTTCCTGCTGTTACTTTAGTGCCAACAGGCAGTCCCTTGAAGGTTTCATAGTCGTTGATAGTAGTCCCAGGCTCTATGGCAGTGTTTTCCCCTGCAACGTGGATTTTACCGTCCTTTGCGAGAGAAGCAAATTCTTCACTTTCATTAGGTGGCTCATTAATGTCATCAGACTGCCATGAACCATCGTAATCCTTGGTGAAGTTTCCAAGGCCGTCTACAGAGATTTTAGTTCCAGTTGGCATAGCCTTGAGGACTTGCACAGAATCTACCTGAGCACCTGGCTCTGTATTTACAGATGGTGTGTACTGGACATGATCTGGCATATCCTTCTTTTGAGCGTCATCTAGAACTGCAATAGCCGAATCCGGCCACACACCAGAAGAGAGATATCCGTCTGGATACGCCATGTGCCACTTACCGTCGCCCATCTTAACGTATGCCTGAGTCTCCCCCCACATGTTCTTGCCCTCAACGTAGGAGCCTTCTGGTAGGTTGGCTACCTCTTCTACAGAAGAAATGGAAATACCCGTTTCAGGTGTTTCTGTAGATTCGGCAGGTTCAGGGGTAGCATTTTCTTCTTGTACGCCGGGGTGGTCTTTTTCTTCGCCCGTGTACAAGGTACCTTCCTTGATTGCGCCAGCAAAGGCCCAATCGTGGATATCCTTGGTGTCCCCGCTTTCCCATGAGTCATCTGAAACTTTGGTATATGTTGTGGCAGGGCCGTACTGGTCCTTGTGAGTGACAACCGTACCTACTGGGTAGTTCTTGAAGTCTTCATCAGATGGTACTTTGGTGCCAGGTTCAGGTGCAGGCTGTGCAGGCGAAGCCTCAGACATGCCGCTGTACTCTAGTTTGCCTTGCTTTGCAGCATTAGAGAATGCATCGTCGTCAAAGTAGTCAGGTGTGCCGTTATTGCCTTTTCCGTTCCAACTTCCATCTTCCTGCTTGACGTATGTGACTGTGCCTTTGTTACCTACGTAATTAATCTGTGACCCAACTGGCAGGTCAGCAAGTGGTGCTACTGAGGTGATTTTATCTCCTGGCTGTAGTTCAGCATTTGGAGTCTCTTCCTCTGGTGTATTGGACGCAGGAACTTCTGCCTCAGGAACATCAGCGTGATTTGCCTTGGTCTTTTGAACCTTGTCAAGTTTACGTGGCTTAACGTCACCAGTCTTGGCGTCTTCAATGAGAACGAATTCTCCGCCCTTGGCAAAACCTACTACCTTACCGCTGATTCCAGTCTTGCCCTCGGTCTTTGCCTCATCACCTACGTAGAGATTTTCTCCGTCAAATGTCTTGACGTAGTTCTCTCCATTAGTGTCGGTGTGGACTTGATATGGAGAGTCCTTCTCGGTGAACGCAGCATCGTCTTGGGTATCGATCATGTGTGCATTCCAGAATTTGGTGTTTCCATCTTCTGTCTTGACACGTACTTTCTTTCCACCCTTTTGGATGTAATCTACCTTACCGAGTTCGCCAGATTTGTTCTTGACAACAGTACCGAGAGAAATAGCATTACCGGACTTGTCTGGAACCCAAGCGTCTCCGTTGGAGTCGTAGTTGATTCCGTCAATTGTCTTGGCTACATCTGGTGTGGCAGTAGCGGCAGGGGCCTGCGGTGTTTCAGGCTCAGGCTCGGGTGCCTGTTCTGTTGAAGGAGCAGACGATTGTGGTGCTCCGCTGGAAGACTCAAACGCAACTACATCATCTTTGTGGTTCTTGATGTACTGATCTGAAAATGGGTATTCACCTTGTGTGTCGCCGGATGCAAACCACTCGTCATCTCCGCCTTTGTAGAAGGTCTCATTGTTGTTATAGTCATCATCGTGAATAGTAACAGAATCGTTTGGGTTGAGCCCATCTACCCAGTCAGAGAAGTCCTTGTCAGAAATGCCAGAGAAGTCCTGTAGACCCTCAGATGCAGCAGGGGTGGTGTCTGGCGTTGGCGTCGCTTCTTCTGGAACATCTGCCTTTGCTTCTGTTTCCTTGACAACCTGAACATCTTGGCCGGTGTAGGCTGCAACAGCGTGAATCTGGTCAGATGTTTGGTATTTGTTTTTGTGGTCATCAGGGAGCCAGGAGGCTTCGAATGTGCCATCTGGTTGCTTGATGAATACCTTGTTGCCAGCAGCATCGGACAACTTGACTACATCACCTGCGGCAAGAGAGTCAAGGTCGTTGGCGTCTGGGGAAACACGTGGTGCGGACTTTTCCACACGGTCTGGTGCTTCGGAGCCGAATGCAGAATTCTCTAGAACTTGGTCAAAGTCAGAATTAGTTGCTTCTTCTTTTGAATAAGTATTAAGAGTTTTACCTTCTGGGTCTGAGTGCACAACAAAGTGGTCCTCGTCTCCTGGATCGATGGAAATGTGTGTACCATCTGGGAGATTGTAGTCGGCAGGAGCCTGTGATCCACCCTCATCTGCGTGGTTGGCTACAACATCATTGACTTCATCATACCCAATCTCAGGAATGTTGGAAATCTCTGCCTTTGGAGTCTGCGGTGCATCAGCAACATCTTCTGCTTCCTTTTCGGAAATGTGCTCGACCTCAGGGGTATTGTCTGGTTCGTTGTACTTTGCGAGAATGTTGTCTAGGTTGCTTGAAAATGCTGGGACAAGTTCTCCGTTATCACGCATTTGCTTGAGTTCATCTGCGGAAACCCACTTGCCGTCTGCGGACTCCTTAGGGTCAACAGTAATATCTTTCTCATTAGGAATGTTGGCCGCAATGTTGGTGTATTGCCAGCCCTTTCCATTGTCGAAAACTACGTCTCCGGCGTGGGAAAGGTCTTTGAGGTCATCCTCAGTGAAAGAGGTTTCTTCGGTGAGTTCACGAGAAGCACCCTGATATGGGTTCTCGTGTTCTTCCATCGCCCCACCAGGAAGTTGCCACTTACCCTTGTTGGATGAAACAAATCCTCCGCGCTGTACGATGTAGTACTTATCGGTATCTTGAGCGTGAATGAGCACGCCAGATGCACCGTACTTACCCCAAGGACCAGATTCGTGGTAACCGTCTCCGGACTTACCGCGCTGATCTGACGGTAGTACGTGGAATTGCTGTTCTTGGGTATCGCTAGTTGCCTCAGGTGTTAACTCAGCCTTTGCTTGTTCTTTACTTGCACCTGGACGCCAAGCCTTGTCAGGGGTAAGGTCGGACTTGGAGACGACTGAACCGCCGTCTGGTTTTTTGGCAGATGAGCCCTTACCTGGGGTGGAAAGTCCTGCACGCTGTAGATGCACTTTATCTTGATCATCAAGGATAGAGTTTGTGCCAACAACGTAGGACTTGTCACCAATCTGTACGATATCTCCGTCTTGTGGGACGTAGTTATCGGTAGAGATTTCTGGTGCATTACCGTCTTCCGCATAGTGCTTAACGTACGCAGTTGCGGCGTTGTTGTCATCTAGGTGGTTATCAGTGAGGAATTCCTTGTAGGACTTGTTCTCAGTGGAAGTTGGGGCGGGAAGTTGTGCCTTTGCTCCGAGAGAATCCTCGTCTGGATGCGGGGTAACGCCAGCCTTTTTGGCAATAGCGTCTCGACGTGCCTTGAGGGTAGCCTTCATGTCGGCTGCATCTTTGTCGGAGAGTCCAACAGAATCTACTGTGTAGTCGATATCCGCATCAGAAATGTTAGCAACCTTTTGGGCAGAATCCTTTAGTTGCTCGTCTGACATTCCATTGAAGATTTTTGAGCCTTGCGGAGACGTAGAAGAGTCGCGTAGTGTTTCCCACTCATTCGCGTCCTTGTTCCATGCAGCACCCTTAGGAGAGCCCTGTGCGCGGTAAATGAGCGAGCCACCTGGATCAACACGAATAGGGTCTCCGTCTTTATCAGAGATTACGTTATCATTTGCAAGTCCTGCAACGTCCCAGTTTGCGAGCCAGGCGTCTGCTCCGAAATCTTCACGGAGTTTGTCTAGGTACTTGCTGTCGTTCTTGTTAAGTGCACTGTTAAGCCCATTGGTGTCAATGTCTTCCATGTATGGGGAATAGACACCGAGTTTGCCATCACGAGACGCAAGTTCATAGTGTGGCATAGGCACGCCAGCGAGACCGTAAAGACGGCTGGCTAGAACTTCATTCTTGGCGTGAGACTCTGACGGTGGGAATTTGAGGACGTACTTGTTTCCATCCTCGTCTTCATAGATGGCAGCACCATTAGACCCTCCGAGGTTTCCGGTCTTCTTCCAAGAAGATGCGTCGGTAATCTCGTCGGTGTCTGCTTTTGGTTCCGTAGTTGCCTTTGTATTTGTAGGAATGCTTGCCTTCTTGGCATCTTCTTGCTGCTTGATGTATTGGTCTGTTTGTGCATCTGCACGGGCAAAAGGCTGGGTGTCAGACTTAGGAATAAAGAATTCCTTGGTGTTACCGTCCTTGTCCACGGCTGTGATGGTGGTACCACCATTTGAGCCGCCTTTAACCTTAGGCTTTCCTTGAACTGTCCAGGTTTCACCATCTGTGTTGAAGTGGCTGAAACTAGAGCCCCCAAGAATGGGCTTGCTGCCTCGGGCGAGTCCGCCGTTTCCGTCACCGTACAGCACGTCACCGTCTTTGATGTAGGAAGGGTAGACTTGTCCGTCTTTTCCTACGGTAACGACGTAATTGGCCCCGTACATGCTCTTTGGAGTGGCCTGAGCAGAGACGAAACTGTCTCCTGCTCCGTGGTAGTGTGGGACAGAAGTAGTTGGCGCTTTTGCAGGCGCAGAGACGTTAGGGGTATTTGTTCCCGGTAGGTGTGCCTTGCTTGGAATTGACTCTACATATGAGCGGTGAACGTTATATTCGTGTCCGTCATCTCCGTGGAAATGTACGTAGTCACCGTTGATTCCGTCAACGGTTCCTGTCTTCCACGAATTTGAAAGGGCATCGAAAAATTTTCCAAGTCCGCCCATGAAAATCCACTTACCGTACTTGTCACGGAGTTGCTTCTTAGCATTGGCGGAGCGTTCAAATGATGAATACATCTATTATGGCTCCAATAGTTGAGTCGGTGGCTGCTCCTGCGCAGCGTTATCTTGAGTCGTATCTTGTGGTTGGTTGTTATCGAGAACTTGATCGAGAGATTGTCCAGAAGGCGATTGTTGAATTGCCTGCTGGCGTACTCGGTCCATAAGTTCTGGGATGAGAAGTTGGAATAGAGCCTCTGTAATTGGCTCAGAGAGCATTCCTCGGTCTACTGCGATCCTCTGGGCAACCTCGACTGAGGTAGGTGCGTCAGATTCAGCAAATCCGTGAGTCCTGCGCCATGCTTCTGCGGAGATGATCTTCTTGTCATACCCCTCAGATGCTGACTCAGACTTGGAAGGCTTGGTAGTGATCGCGCTAGGATCATACCAGATGACGATGTTGGCGATCAAATCTTCGTCGTAGCCCATCGCGCGGAGCACTGGCTTGAGGAATACCGTGGTAAGAGAGTCAACAATAAGCAAAATCATTGGCTCAATGTGGCTCTTGTACAGTGATTCTTCGATTTGCACAGCGTTGGCGTACTTTGCGTCACCAATTCCAGCAACAATGTCCTTTGGAATCTCTAGACCAGCAAGAATACGGTCCATAACCTTGTCGGCACGTTCTGTGTGCTGTGGGTCAAAGGTCTGCTCGAACGTAATGTGCTTGATTTTGTCTGCTAGATCGGCTGGACCGCGAACAATGAGCGGAACAACGGCAGACGCGGAGCCTTCGTCCGAGATTGGCGTGATTGCTGCCTGAATCAACTCTTCTTCGAAGGAATCTGTGTTGTCGTCTGAGTCCTCGGCATAGGTGTCTTGTGAGCCGTCAGTGTCTCCGTCGGACTGTGCAATGTTGGAAAGGTCGTCTGGGAGGTAAAGAATACCGGCGTTAAGGCGGGACTTGAGAGTTTTACGGGCGCTCTTGTTGAGAAGCAAGAGTTCGTCCATAAGTTCAAGTAGTCCGCGCATCGAAGAGTCAGCCTCATCCGAGTAGCGTGGGTGCATGCGCCAGATTCGCCCTAGGTAGGCCGTGTTGGGCAGTTGCTTCATCTGGTCAGGCTTGGCGTTTCGGCGCGTCCTGAGGGACACTGAGGACTTCCCACGGCCTGCTGCGGTGGTGACTACCTCGTCCACAGAGCGAATAGACCACTTCTCTCCGGTTCCCGTCGCAAAAGAGGCTGGCTCTTGAACGAGGTAACATTCTCCGGCGATGAAGAGGTTGAGTGCAGCGTCGTTGAGCAATCCTGGGATTCCTCCGTTACCCGTGCCAAGGAGGCGAATAGTAGAGTATGCTGCATTTTTAATGTCTTCGGGTAGGTCTTTTACATCTTTGAGGTGTGAAGGGGCAGATGCGTCATCCAAGACGTATCCTGGGTATAGACGCACCTGCGAGGTGACATTTGCAATAAGCCCTGCGGCGTACTTAACCTCACCAATGAGGTCGTAGTAATCCCAAGCGTCATCCTGCCATTTATCTTCTTGGCGGCGATCCTTGAGCGCAGCAACTTCTGTTTTGTTGTTTAGATCAACTCTCACGGCTGCTGCGGTGAGGGATCGTGGTGCGCGATAGGGGGAAGCAACTATATCGTTGTTCTCATCCCTAGGCACAGGGCGACTGAAAATGCTCACAAAAATTCCTATCTTGTCTGCGCTCTAGTATACTACAGACCGTACTTTTCTGCTGCCATACCCGTTACTTGGCTGGCTGCAAGGGCTGTATTGACTATTTTAGCAGTAGATGGGGAAATGACACGTAATGTGAGTAGTGCCGCTCCCGCGTATATGCTTACACACCACGGACATGTGAGCAAATATTGCAGTTTTGCTGAAATGGGGTGGTCGATCTTTTGAAGAGCGAGAAATGCCTTTTCGCGCAACTCTCGGGTAATCTCGTCCTCAATTACCAGACGGGTAAGTCGAGCGGTAGCAGCAACATCTATTACGGCCTCAGAAGGACGGTACGTGGAGGTCTGGTTTGGCATTTTCTCTTTCTTTGGCTAGTTGTGGGGACACGGACGCAAGAACAGCATCAACGTGTGTTTGGCAGGAGGTTGTACCTGCGACAAAGTAGGTAGCAGGCTCAGAGCAGATCGTGCACTTGAATCCGGAAACGGAAGTCTGTGCTGGCTCTTCGGGAGCACTCTGCTCTGCTGCCTGCGGCCACCAACCTTCGGTGGGGATGGGTGTCATTACGTCTTTCCTTTCGCTAATCAGTCACTTTGTGGCTTGTAAGGAACTCCTGGGTATGGGAATATCCCACGAAGTTTGGAGCCACAACCACAGCCTGTAGAGCGACGAACAAGGAAGTTTGCGCCGCTTTCTGTGGTGATAGTCCATCCTATCGTGTTCCTGCCCTCAATGTCAACCAATGCATCCGACCACACAAGTTGTGGGCCAGTTTGCGTATCGGAGAACATCAGAATGTAGGAATCCGTGACAATGACTCGCTTTCCATCCAACACTCCGTTTGCATCGGCTCCGGGGATGCCAGTGCCGTGAAGCAGTGCAGGGAAAAGATCAAGTCTGATGAATTGTGCTGCTGGAACGTCAAATGTGGGGGCACTCATGCGGTGGGTGCCTCCCAGCCGTAAAGTTCCTCTAGCAATTCGGTTGCGATAGCGTAGCGCAAATCATCTTCTGCGTTGTCCACGTCATCTTGCGTTTTTAGCGCAGATGTGGCGTGAGACAGTGCGTCCTGCTCGGAGAACAGGACTGTCTTTCCTTTGTGGTCTGCAAGTAGATACGGGGTATCTCCTTCGAACCAGATGAGCGCGTATGCGTTTTGAGGTTGCATCTTACTTATACTTTTCTATTCTTTGAGCAATTGCTCGTCTTGTAACTCCGAGGTGATTTGCAATCGTTGCTACTGGAACTTTTCTTTGCTGAGTGTAGTAAAGAATGAGTTCTTCGAGTTTCGATGCTGCAATCTTCTCCGGAGAGGATGGGTCTGACCAACGTGTCACCTTTTTGGCTTCGCTGAAAAGGTTACGCATATATTCTACGTCAGACTTCTTGACATTCGGAGTTACTTTTACGGGCTTGTATTTTTGCCCGTATGTTGTCACTGGAATTGGGGGGACGGTAAGTTGTAAAGTGGCGGCTACGCCGTCACTTTGCAACTTCTGCCCCTGCTTCACCCAGAGACTTGCTGCTGCCCTAGAAACGCCAAAAGGCTCTGCGATTGCGCGCAGAGGCCAGTTGGCTGCACGTAGATTCAAGACAAACAGCAAAAACTCCGTTCTGTTGTTTGTCTTTAAGTCTAAGAGCGTATCTACAGTTTCTTGAGGTAGTTGCGCTAGTGGTTTTGTCATTTCGGTCCCTTTGCTTGTTTACTCCTTCGCTGTGTTGGAGTATAGTACAGTATACCTCAATACGTAGAGTTCAGAATTGCATCAGCCAACTCAAGTGCTGGACAGGGCAAGTCTAGTGGGTTGTTGTCCTTGTTGCAGTAGAAACACTTTTCAATGTTCATCTTGTGCAAGTCTGCCTGCGAGTCTAGCAGACGATATAGCGCTGTGGCAACGTCTGGTTGGAGCAAGGCTACGTACTCAGAATCGATGAGTCCTTGGGATTTTTTCAAGTAGTGAGGCTGGACGATGGTGTGGCCGTCAGCCGAAGTGACCTCTCCGTTCCTCGTGTTGAGTTTCCACGGTGAGGGAGAGGCGCTTGCGAGGACCACGCCGATTTTGTCAGCCGCGCCCTGTAGTTTTCTGTGTGGCATCAATGATTCCTTTTAGATCAGGTGGGAAGAAGCCGGGGCCTTTGAGGACTTTACCGTCACTTTCCCGGTAAATAGGCTTTCCGTCTTCCCCGAGTTTTGATCGGTTGGAGCGGGCAACCTCTTCGATACCTTCGCGGAACGGAAGGCCGAAAGTTAGTAGTGCACCGTGGCACACCCAAATGATATCAAGAAGTGCGTCGTAGACTTCTGTGAGGTCGTCCCAAAGGATCGCGTCTCGCAGTTCTCGGACTTCCTCTTCAATAAGGGCCAGCCTCAGACGTTTCTCCGGAACGTCCAGGGTAGGGGTGGTGCGTACGGGTTGGTTATATGTTTCGTGGAACTCTGTGACGAGTTGGGTAGCGAGGTCTGGTTTTTGCGCTGCAATAACTTTTGCACGGAGCGGGCGGAGATAGTAGGCTAGAATTTCTCGCAAGTATTGTTCTGGGTCATATGCAGATTCTACTGCATCTGCGGGGAATGCAATGTGTGTCTCGTGCTCAGTGCTGTTGTTGTGATCAAAAACTGCAACTGTATAGAAATGTATGCCATCCTTCACATATCCTGACAGTTCTACCCCGTGATTCTCGGGAAGGAAAGTGTCAATCTCGTCTTGAAGGTAAGAAAAATAAGTAGGCTCTGTCATTCGTGTTCGTCTTTCAGTTTTTGTTGTAGTTTGTACAAGGTTTCCTCTACGTCAAGAGGCCCTACGGAGGTTTGGTAAAAGATTTTGCCGTGCTCGGTGTGCTTGGGGTCACAGATGCTACACAAGCATTCGAAACGCAGTCCCCACCACTGGTCTGAGACCATATCAAAGTCGAATCCCCAGCCCTCGGTAATTTCCCAGGCGTAGATGAGGAAGTCATTGATTCCGAGACGTGGTGGTGGCTTTGTCATCTGTAATGTCCTCTGCTTAGCATTTCTAGGTCTACCTTATATTCGGCAAGTTCACGTGCTCGAATGAATTCTTCTTCGGTGGGTGGACCTTCGTAGGTGTGTTCGAAGCGGAATTCTGTGGTTTGATATGAACCTGAGATACGTTCCCACCAGTGGGGCAGGGTCTTGCCAACACCAATGCATCGGTATGTAGTAAGACCCGTTTTCCAATTGTGTTTAGGGATGACAGAAGTTTGCACTTCGTATTTGCGGTACGAGGCAAGTTCTTTGATATCCTCTAGTAACCTCAGCCTGACCACGAGACGTATGCCTCTCCGTCACGCTCAATGAGGTTCATGGTAGCCTGGGCAAACTCGGCAGCAATAAGGGCAGCCTTGAAGTAGAAGTCATCGTCCTTGTCTCGCTCAAAGACGAGGTAGACGCCTTGCTCCCGGAAATGCTCTGCGCCTGGGATGGCTGCAACGATGGTGAGCGCTTCTTGTTCAAAGAAGTGTCCGCTTGAAGTGGAGTAGTTGTATGGTGCGTCTTTGCCTTTGGTCTTTTCCGCCTGGTCGCGGAAGACTTGCAAGGCTTCGGTTGCACTCTTTGGAAGGGTTGACTTGTCAGCGAATGGGTTGGCTCCGACGAAAGTTACGTCGTAGGGGTCAGCATCCTCTAGACGCTTCGCCACTTCAAGTGCACGACCCTGTACTACACGCAGAGCGGGAATGTCGTCTTTGTTGAGGAAGCCTCCTGGGTATCCTTCGTCTGTCGGATTTCCGTCCGCGTCTTTCCAGGCAATGCCGCCAAAGATTCCTTCGTATGTGGCGTATTCGTCATTGAGGCGGCGTGGCACAACACTGTCAAATCCGCTTTCGTTGTACGAAGAACGTAGGTAGGTGGGCGTGTTGATGTGCTCCGTGTCTACCTTGGAGACAGGTTCGAAGGGCTGAGCATTGTCTGCGGCTGCACGAATATCGGCGGGGATGCGATCAGCGATGTAGGAGTCACGTAGACTCTTGCGCTCTTCGTAACTGAGGTCTCCGTTGTCTGGGATGTTCTCGTACCACTCGTCTTCTACTTTATAGCGTAGACGCTCTAGACGGGCGGTGGCTGCAACTTGTAGTGAAATGTCAAGTCCCATTATTGGAAGGGTCCCTTCTTTTTAAAGTCTTTAATGAGTTCTTCTGGCAGGTACTTCTTGACTTTGCTGAGCGGAACGAAATTACGGTCAGGGGTGCGCCACATATGCTCAAGAAGCCACGCAGCGACGATAATTGCCACGGACGCGGCGACGATGTTGCCTACTGGGTCGTGTAAGTTATTGAAGAATAGGTCGATCAAGTTACCGATGAGTATGGTAATTGCGACTACGAAAAAGAGAAGTGACCTGCGCATGTTGTTTCCTGTCTTGTCAGGCTAAGCATACAACATGCGCAGGTCGGTGTCAAGCGCTTCTCTCGGCTAGTCTTTGGGCCTTTGGCCGATAGACCTTGAGTTCATCGATTGTCGTTACCCAGATGTAGCGGAACGTTGCTGCTGTGCCTTCATCGAGACCAAGAACTACGGTCTTTTTGCCCGAAGGCTGCGTGTATACACCGCTCATGTACTTGTGGTAGTGTCCATGCGCGATGAACGCAGGGTCAGCCGCTTGGGCTACAAGGCGAAGACGCTCGCGATGCTCGTTGCAACCTTCGAGATGGTTTTCCCCGAAGAACCAGGCTGCCTTTGCTTGGCTGGCTAGGTCATCCGTAATGGAGTTTGGTGCTCCTGCTGGGGAGTCGTGCGTGAGAAGAACGTCAATGACACGGCCCTTGGCATTTGCGCGGGCAGTGGCAATATCGTTGTCGGTAATCAATTCCTCGGTCCAAAAATCACGGTTGAGCGTTCTGAACCTACGATCAATCGAATAGGCTCCACCCATTGCCATGAATGTGAAGTCGTCCCAGGTGAATACGAAACCTCGGGGGAGGTGGTGAATGTTGGTACGTACGGAGCGTGTACCATCCTCCGCTAGAGGATGTGCGTACAGACGTGGGAAGTTCTCGTGGTTACCGTCGATGAAGTAGAGTTGCATAGCATTGTCTTGCAGGTACTTATTGACGGTGTTGAGAAATTCTGTGTCCTTATCCCAGATACCGAAGTCTCCGAGTTGGAGAATGTGGGTTGCTCCGTGGTTGTGCGCAGTTACGCAGGCGTGGAGCATTTGAGCAGTCTGCCCATGCACATCGCCCACGAAAGCGATCTTGGTGGGGTGCTGTTCGTTGATCATGGGTTCAGTCTAACGTACTTTACAAGTTGTGTCAAGTGCGATACCCAATGTTATTTTTTCCAAATTTTGTAGAGGCGGTTGTGCATGTCCCCAGCGCGGCCCCCGAAAAGTTTTTCAAAAACGCCCGCAATGCCCATACCGGACAAATCCGACATGTCGGATTTGTCAGGCGCGCCAGCGGCCAGCCTGTGCACTTGACACGCGCGCGTGTGTCTGATAGACGCGCGCGTGCGCCCGTGCGCGCGCTCTAAGTAGGTATCAGGCTTCACCCTCTGGGGAGTTGACACGCCCGGCCCCTCCCATAGTCTTTAGTCATCAGGGCAGGACACAACAGCCCACCAGATGAGGGAGTCACAATGAACACCAGCCTCAGCGCCCAGACTGTCACTGACCTTCACGCCCTCGCCCTGTCGAGCATCACCACGAAGACCTTCAAGCGTCGCCTCTTCGAGTCGCGTCGTCACTTCGCTGCTCGCGTCGCGCGGGGCTGATCTTTCACCCGGTCCGGGGTTGACAGCCCCCGGCCCCTCCCATAGTCTTTAGTCATCAGGGCGGACCCGCCGCCCTCGGACCCTCGGAGGTTCTCATGTCCAGCGCCACGTCGAAGCCCACGGTCATCTACTACGACTGGGAGCGTGGACACTTCTACAAGGAAACGCGAGGCTGGGACTTCTACCCCACCAACGTTTACATCTCGGTTGCCAAGGGCGAGGAACTGGTTGCCAAGGGCACGCACGTCTGGCACGT